ATGTTATATATAACAAACTTACGATAATTAACATATGGTAAAGTTTTAATATTTGCTTCATCTGTATAATCTAACTTTTCATCACCCAATTCAGCTTGGGCAATACTATTAAGAGAATTAGATCTTCAACCACTTTGACATTTTCTAGTTGCTGCATATAGAATCATCTGATCTATATATTTAGTATAGGAAGATGTTTTGAAGAAACTTCCTTTATTAGCAACCTGAAAATTTTTATTATCTTCATGAAGCTTACACATTTTATATTTAAAATCCTTATGACAAAATACATCATAAGGATCAATATTCAAAGTTTTTAACCGTTCAATTATATATGGAATATCGAAACCCATACCGTTCCATATCATACAGAAATCTCGTTTAAGAGTATGAATTAATCTAAACATATCTTTCAATAAATCTTTTTCATCATCATACATATAAATATAGTATGATAATACTCCATAAGATTCATCAAACATTTCATGTAATTCATCAATAAAATTATCAATATCATTTTTAAACTCATCAATTTGAGAATTATTGTGAGTATCTAATAAAAATGTATATACTGAATTAGTTATATCATCTACAATAGTAACTGCATTAATAGGACAAGAACCATCTCTGACGAAACCTACTATATCAATAGTATCAACCTCAATATCAAGGAATATCTTAGTAAGAGGTTTCATTTTTTCATTATCATATTCTAATAACCACTGAGTTCTATAGAATACATCTATAGGTATATCAGAACCAAAAACATATGGATAGGTATGAATTTTTTGAATATCTCTAAATCTTCCATTTTCAACCATACGTCTTAATTCATTTACATAATTTTCACCTGCTTGCTCAGCTATATACCAAGGAAGTTTTTTATATTCACAAGTATGAACATCACAATTTTCTATTTCCATGAAATTTTTATTATAATCATAATTTCGATATTCTTCTTTAGCGAAATAAATATCAATTGTAGGATTCTTAATAGTTTTTATATGTTTTTCACCATCTGATAAAGTTTTATATATAATATCGATAGCATCAATCCTATCGTATTCTTTTCTAGGTGCATGATATAATATATCAAGCAACATTACATCTGAAGAATCTACATCGGGTCCTAAAAATTTCATTTTTCATCATCTCCTTATATAATTATAAGACTGTTAATTAGCTTATAAATATATAATATATAATTAAAACGACGATTAAAAATCACTAGATGGTTAAATTCCATCTAGTGATTTATTATCATTACTTAGTTTCAAAAGTGTTCTTTGCACGCTCAGCAGCTCTCTTAATCATAGTGCCACTGGAAGACTTTGCGGAATTAGAAACAACTTTCTTAGCACGACGAGATGCTTCATTACCATACTTCTTGTCCAGATAATCCTCCAAGAAACGTTCCATCTTCCAGACAGTCAGCAACTTCTTGAATTTAGGATCGTTCTTTTCCTTAGCAATGGTAAAGACAGCCATCTTTCTAGCCTTAGACAGCTTAGCCTTCTTATCTAAACGAACAATAGTCTTTTCCATCAGAATGTTATTATTGATAGCGTCATCAATTTCAGTCTGATTCTCCAGGAACATAGACATTTCATCAGGAGTGAACTCTTCCTTAACGAAAGCCTCCATAATATAATTAACAGCTTCAGTGCTCAGAACTTCTTCTTCCTGATTTAAGTTACCATTTTTATTAAATAACATATTAAGAACACGTCCTTTCTTTAATATTAGTTTTATAAAAATGTTTGATTAATATTAAAAATAATATATTAAGCAAACTCGACTAAGTACAACTTAAAAAGCCTGAAAACAATCATATTAATAGATACTAAAAATAAATTGAAGTATATATTATTATAATGTTAATACGTATATGAAGGTTGGTGAACATAATTGATTAATAGTGACGAATACATTTTTCTAAAGGAATGGAAAAAAACCAATAGAAAAATACTACATCAATTATATCCAGAAATAAGTAAAAAAGAAATTAATGAATTCTTAGATGATATTATCAATGAGAATATAAAGAATCCAAGAGTTATTCTAGATAATAACTATATTAATAAACAGATTAATACAAATCTGTTGAATACTATAAATTGGATTCATAACACTGACCCAATTTGTGCAGGTCATGGTGTTTTATTTAAGAATCAACATCAGGTTAAGAATCCCCTTGCAATGATGATTCAAAAATTCTTAACTTCTCGTAAGAAGTTTAAAGGACAACTTAAATTCATTAAGGATAAAACTTCCTACGAATATCAAACATTTGATAGAAAACAGTTGTCTGAAAAGATTTCAGCAAACTCTATTTATGGTACATTTGGTAATGCTGCATCATTTCTATTTAATATGTATACAGCACCATCTGTTACCGGTTCGGGTCAGTCATTAATTAGTACAACAGAACAAGCATTTGAATCTTTTCTAGCTAATAATACATTATTCAATAATATTAATGAATGTTTTACATTTTTAACAAATGTTATTAATGAAAAATATACATTAGATTCTACATTTTTAATAAATGTAACAGTTGATCAGGTATATGATAGATTAGTTGACACCTTCTATAATTATCAAGAATCTTATACCGAATTATTATATTCTTATTTAATGACACTAACACAAGATCAATTAAATAAGATTTATTATAAGAATAATATTTATGAATTTTCTATGCATCATAAAATTATTTCTTTATTAGTATTAATTGTTAGAAATACAAAGGAGTTTAAAGATCCTAATAAAATTCCAGAAACATCTAAAGAATATTTAGAAGAGTTATGGACTTATTATAAGGAATTTGTTTTATATAATTATTCTCCTATTAATCGTATTCAAAGATTAAAGAATGATAAAAGAAAAGTTGTTTTAACAATTGATACTGATAGTAATTTCTTGAATTTAAATCCGTGGGTTGAATTTATGTTTAATAATATCATTGATCCAGATTATAAAAATGATGGTCGTGATAGAGAAGAACTTAGATTTATTGCAGTTAATACAATGGCATTTGTTATTACTAATATGATGCAAACTGTATTAGGAAGATATACTAAACATGCAAATATTCCTAAGGATTTTAGACACTTTATTAATATTAAGAATGAATTCTTAATGTCCCGTGTTGTATTGGCATCTAAGAAGAAAAGATACTTTAGTTCTATTCGTCTTAGAGAGGGTGATGAGATCTGGCCAGAGAAGCTGGATATAAAGGGTCATGATTTCATGAAATCTACGGCAACTGTAGAAACTAAAGCTAAATTTCTTGATATTATTAAGAAGAGAATTATTAGTAGTAAAGATATCAATATCGTTTCTATTCTTAATGATATTGAAGCATTTGAATCAGAAATCATTGAGACACTTAAAAATGGTGAAAAGAAGTATCTTATTCCTGTATCTGTTAAAGAATTAGAAGCTTATGCAGATCCTTTAAAGATGCAAGGTGTTAGAGCTGTTATAGCTTGGAATACTTTCTATCCTAATATAGAGATTGAACTTCCTACTAAATTGGATATTGTTAAGGTTACTCTTAATGAAGAAAAAAGTATTAATAAGTTAAGAGTAGAGAATCCGGAAATGTATACAATTTTAAATGAAAAGATTTTAAATAATCCTGATGAAAGAATTTCTAGTAAAGGATTATCTGTTATCGCAATTCCTAGAAATGTTGACAAGATTCCAGAGTGGTTAATTCCTTATATTGATTATGATACAATTTCTTATAATGTATTAAATAAATTCTATCCTGTATTGGAATCTCTAGGATTAGATACTATTAAAACATCTAAGAAAGAATATTTTTCTAATATTCTTAATATATAAGGAGTTAAATTATGTTGGAAGCAATAAAAGAATTTTATTGGGATCTCCCACAATGGGGAAGATATGCTATCGTATTATGGTGTACAATATTATCATTTAAAGCATATTTGAAAAATTTATATAGTAAAAAAGATTTCACTTCTGCAAGTTTTTATATGATACTATTTATTCTTTTAATGTATGGTATACTTAATCACTATGGAAGTGGATTTAATTTAATTAGTGGAGGATATTAACAATGGTAGAAATGGCACAATTTGAGAAGGTTAGCTTTGAACAGTTTAAAAAAGATTGTGAAGCTAATATTACAGAAACTGTATCTGAGGAAACTCTTAGAAAAGCTTATGAAATAATCGAGCTTCCTGCACAGGCAACAGCAGGTTCTGCAGGTTACGATTTTAAATCTTTCTGTATGTTTAAGCTTGCACCGAAACAGACTGTAATTATTCCTACAGGTATTAAAGTATTTATTGAACCTGGTTGGTCTCTTGACCTTTATCCTAGAAGTGGATTAGGTTTTAAATATAGACTTCAATTGGATAATACTGTTGGTATCATTGATAGTGATTATTATAACAATCCTAAAAATGAAGGACATATTATGGTAAGTATTACTAATTGTAGTAATATTAGAGACAATGTCTTGACTATTATGCCTGGAGATAAGTTTATTCAGGGTATTTTCCATCAATATGGTGTAGTTTATAATAATAAAGTTGAAGGAACTCGTACTGGAGGTTTCGGATCTACTGATGAACACAGAGACTGATTATATTGTTTATACTGATGGAGGATGTCGGATAAATCCTGATGGTCCAGGAGGTTATGCTGCAGTAATTATAAATAAACAAAATAGACCTATTTATATTACTGGATATGAACCTTCAACAACAAACCAAAGAATGGAACTTAAAGCAGTAATTACTGGTCTTAGAATGATTGAACGTTCTTCTAATATTAAAGTTTATTCTGATTCTGCATATATTATAAACTGTTTTAATCAGAAATGGTATGAAAAATGGGAAAAGAATAAATGGATTAATTCTAAGAAAGAACCTGTTGCAAATATTGATTTATGGATTATATTACTTAAACTTGTAAGATTCCATAAAAATGTAGAATTCATTAAAGTTAAAGGTCATAGTGATAATTTGATCAATAATAAATGTGATCAATTAGCTACTGATATTGTTAACTTTGTAGATGAGTTAAATAAGTTATAAATATAAGACTAGTCCTAATATAATGGACTAGTCTTACTATAATTTTAAAAGAAGGATATTAATTATGTTAGAATTTATTTGTTTAGCATTAATAGTGTTGGCAATTATTATATCTGTAGTATATATTATACAAGGTATTTATTCAATAAGTGAAATGATTGTTGATTGGTGGAATAAAAGATGAGATTGTTCTTAATAATTGTTACAATTATAAATATATCTGCATGTATAATAAATTTTAGAATATATAAATCTATGAAAGAAATTAGTAATAAAATTATTATGGATGTAGAAATAAAGAAAGCATTAGATAATGGTGCTTTATATATTGGATATATCAGTAAAGATAATCAATGGGTATATGGAAATACTAACACTTTAGTAAATTTAGAGGAAGATAAAAATGAATGATATTGCAGCATGTTGCAGCACAATATGTGAAAAAAGACTTACTTGTAACCGACAATATGTAAGTGGTTATTGTGAAGATTATTATAGTTTTGGTTCTGGTGGAATAGGTGATGAAGGACATTATTGGTGTGGACCGCAAGGTAACTATAATATGTATATACCTATAGACAAATCTATGATTATTAATGAATTTAATAAAGTTATTAAAATGGCTGAAGATATTGGATATCCTATTAAGTTATATCCTGAAAGTGAAAATTCTTTAAGCATTTATTATAATGATGAGCATAAAAATAGATTATTAGTAAATAAATATTTATGTAGATAACTTTTAATATCATTAAGAACTTAAATGTAATCAATTATTTTTAGGAGGACAAATTTTTATGGCAAATAATTTTGGAACAAGACAAAACAACGAAAATGATAACCGTAAGAGTATTACAACTAAGGTATATCAGTTCAAGAATAGAGATGGTTTTGAACCTTCTACTTTGCAGATTTCTGGTTGGGATGAAATGTTTAGTTTGAGAATTAATCCTGCTCTCCCCCCTGATAAGCAGAGTAAGGATCAACTGTATGATTATGATAAGTTTGTTGCAACTTCTCTGAATATGGAGAAGGTTATGCTTTTGCTTTATAAGATTAATAAGGATATTCTTCCTGCAATTGAAAATGAAGAAGAAAAGAATATTGGTATTAGCGTTGCAGGTGATAGTCTTGTAACTGTTGGTACTGGTAAAGCTATTACTCAGAGCATTCGTCCCTATATTGCAATTCATAAGGGTTTGAATCCTGATACTAAGAAAGCAGAACAGTCTATTTATTATGAATTTAAGAAGTCTATGACTGTTGATGATTATGATCCTAATACTGGTGATTATAATGTTGAAACTAATATTAGTGCTGAATTTATGTTATTCATTGAATTGTTGAAATCCTTTATTCAGAATTCTAATTTTAATAGTCATGTAAATAGGTATAATAATCGTTATAGTAATGACAGGATGGTTAATACTGTAAATGCTATTGCTGATAAAGTTGGAGTTGATTTGAATCCTAAGGGATATAGTGGTAAAACTAGCATTTGGAATAATGCTACTACTACGACTAAGAATACTTTTAGTAATAATCGTTCTAATAATAGTTCTTTTGATATAGCAATGGAACATATTAGTGCAGATGATTTAGATGAAGCATTGAATGGTTAATTAATTTATATAGTGACAATAGAAAATTTCTATTGTCACTATATTTTTTTTGTATTGGGGGTTATTTTTTATGCCTATGAATGCATTTGCTTCCCAACAGGAAGTTTTATTTGTAATGTATGATGATATTATCAAAACTCCAAAATTACTTATATTAAAGAAACTTCTCACAGAAGAATATAGAAAAAATTATAAATTCTCTATTGATTATAGTAAAATAGAGAATTTATCTGATAATGAATTAATGGGTGTTATTTTTAGTGCTAATGATCAGAATATTTTAAAATCATTAGCTATTGACGAATTTGAATTTGAATATACATATCTTGATTTATATTTAAATTATCCTGATATTATTTCTAAATCCATATCTTTATCTTTTTCTAATTCTATTCATATATTATTAAGACAAAAATTTCTTAATACAATATATATTTATACAAGATATTATGATGAAAATATCGCTAGAGATATTTATAATACCTTTGGAACTAAAAATATTTTATACGTATATGGTGAATTAGATAGAGTATTAGATGAACTAAGTTCTAAGATTAGATTTACATCCTTTGTATTAAATGATGTTACTATTATTAATAAATTAATTGAAAAGGGTATTGTGGGATATACAAATATATTAGTTGCTAATACAGGTTGGCAGTATAAATTAAATGAAGCTAATATCCCTATTTTAAAAGTGGATAATATTGATAAACTATCTGAAAAATTGGTATTTAAATTAGCAATGTTTGATCCTTATACACCTTCAGTATATACTAGAAAATAATTAGGTGATTAACATTAACATAAGTTCCAATTTATTAAAAGGAGGAAAAATAATGGAAAACCAGAATGAAAAGAAAATTTCTTGTCGTGCGGGTGAGAGCCGTTATTATAAAGAATATCTCGCCTGGAATGTAATTGAAGAAAGTGAATTTAAAAGAAAGATTGATAATGTATTTTCTCAGGTATCAAATGCATTAACTAAGACTTTAGGACCTTATGGTTCTACAACTATTATTGAAAAGTATGGCGAATGCCACATTACTAAGGATGGATGGACAGTATTGAAGAATATCCGATTCAATGATACTGTTAGTAATAATATCATGATGCTTCTTCTGAGAATTAGTGCTCAGGTTGTTATTAGAGTCGGTGATGGTTCTACAACTTCTATTGTTGCTGCCAATTCTATTCTTAAAGAAATGAAAGCACATGAAAGCATTATTAATACAATGCGTCCTAAAGAATTTATTGAAACCTTGAATAAATGTGTAAATTATCTTGTTGATAAAATTTATGCTTCTTCTATTCAAGTCAATAAAGAAACATTTGAAGAAATTTATAAGCTCGCATATATTTCTACTAATGGTGATGATCAGATTTCTAAAATCATTAGAGATATTTATATGACTACCAATAATCCTTCTATTGAGTATGTTAAGTCTAAGACTAATGAGACTACATATGAAATTATTGATGGTTATAGAGGTAATATTACATATATTGATAATATTTTTACTACTAATGATGATGGTACTTGTGTGATTAATAATCCTATGGTTATTATGTTTGACCATAAGATTGATATCGAAAGAGCACTTCCTATTATTAGTGAAGCTGCAACGACTGCTGCTCATAATAATAAGAGATTAGTTGTTATTGCACCTCATTACGATAAATTCCTACTTGATAATATTCGTAAGAATATTATTGTTGAATATAAAACCAGAGGTATCTCTACTATTGTGTATACTAGAGCATCTTTAGTTAATAATGTTTCTCATGATCTGTATAATGACTTCGCAATCATGTGTGGTTGCCAGGTTATCAGTGAACAGTTTATTGATGAAATTACTCCTGAGACTGTAATGGAATATGTTGGTTTTGTTGATTCAATGGTAATTTCTGAAAAGACTACTTTTATTAGAGGTTTTACTAGTAGAAATGAAAATCTTTATAATAAAGCAGTTGCAGATGCTACTAATAAATACAATAAAGCTCTTGATGAAAATCAAAAGAGAGGTATTGTAGATATTAAGCTGAATGAATTGAAGCAGAGAATGACTAAGTTGAATGGACATATGGGTATCATCCATGTTGGTGGTAATTCTGAATTAGAAAAGACTGCTAATTTTGACCTTGTTGAGGACGCAGTTAAAGCTTGCGAATCTGCATTTACTCATGGTTATACAATTGGTGGATCTTTAATTATTCCTTATATCATTAATCAGATGACAGAAGAAGAAAAGAAAAATAATACTTGTATGGAAGAATATGAACATGAAATGTTTGCTATTATTAAAAAAGCATTCCTAAATGTATTTAAAACTATTCTTCGTAATAAGTATACTGAAAAAGAAATGACTGATGATTTCTTCACTGCTATTATTGATAAGTGTATGAATAGTGAAGAACCTATTTGTTATGATCTAATTCATGACACATATTCTAAGGATATTATTAATTCTTGTGAAACTGATATTGAGATTCTGAAAGCTACCGCTTCTATTATCTCTCTTCTGAATTCCAGTAATCAGTATATTTCTATTATGACTGAACAACATTAATTTTATATATTATCCAGGGGTATAATTTACCCCTGGATTAATTAAACCCATGAAAGAAAGGAGGATAACAAAACCATGTTCATACCTCAAACTCTTGATGAGTATCTTGAAAATCCTATGGGTAAAGGTTCTACAGCGATTGCTAATAGAAATCTTATTAAATCTGATCTGGATACAAGATATGCTAAACTTTTGGAAAAACACAAGGACTTTAAACATTATCATTATCATGATAATACTAATTTTTATATCCATGTGAAAATTCCTAGTGAATCTGAAAGAAATAATGAATATGATGTTGTTATTCAATTCACACCTACCGAAAAAGAAGTTACCAATGATTTAAATCTTAATCGATACACGATTAAAGTATTTAGTAATTGTCCTAGTTTTACTTATACATATGCATATGTGTATAATGATTATGGACTTATAATAGATTTCCTAAGGGATAAATATAAGGATATTGTTTTATCTGACAATCCTATTATTAAAAATCCTGGTGAAGTAATTAATTTTGAGAAATCTATTTATTTTGCTTGTAAATATATTAAGTCTAATAAATCTTTCATGAATAAGGTTTCCTTAGTTCCTATTTCTAAGAGATTAATGATTGACCAATTCAAGAAAACTATTAAATCTACCGATAAAATTGAATTGGAGATTAAGAAAGAAAATAATAGACTTAAAGAAGAAAAGAATAAGAAAACTGATAATAAGCCTAAAAAAGAGACAAATAAAGTTGTAGGAAAACCTAAAGCAACTAAAACAAGAAGTGACCATCGTATCACTCCTCATAAAAAAATTACAGGAAAATCTAAAGTAAAAACTACAATAAAAAAATAAAGTATATATTATATAATAGAAGCTTAATAACAATGAGGAGGACACGTGTTGGAAACTGAAGAATTTATCCGTATTGATGAGTGGGTTCCCACTAAGAAAGATACGAAGATAACATATGATGGGAAGTTGGTAGTAGTACCATTTAATAAGATTTTTAAACGTCAAAATAATGATGCTTTGAATAATTTTATTATTAAAAAAGAGTCATATGTAAAAAAGTTGGAACATATCACTCATTATATAAATTATTTTATTAAGTATTACGATAAAGAGAATGAATTAATACTTGCATATTTAAAATTAAAGTTCTTAGTTGATAATAAAGACAATAATATTCCATTAGGAACTTTTATTAAAATGGTTTATAATATTCTTCTTACTGATACAATGATAGAGAAAATTAATCAGTTAGTAGAAGATAATTATTATATAGATTTAACATCTGATGATACTAGTAAGAAATATAATGAAACATTAGAGTTCACAATGAAACATGCTAAAGTTATGATGGCTATTAGCATGTCTATGAAAATGATGGTTGCACCAATGTTCCATTATTTAAATTCTTATGGTTTAATTAAAGACCGTAAATATATCTTCAGATTTTATGAAGGATTATTTGATATATTTGGTAAAGAAGTCGATATTTATAATAAATTATGGATATCTATATATTCTAAGGTTAATGTGAATTTCGTTAGAAATTCTCTTATCTGGGAACAGCGCGAGATTTTTGGCACTAACGCATTAACTCATATGACAGAATTATTAAAAGATAAAATCATATCTGAAACATTCTTTAAGTATGAATTCAATAAAAATATCGTCAGTTTCAATTATGTCGTTTTGGACAAGCAATTACGCTTCTTTTTAGTTGAACCGTACAAGTTAAATCGTATTGAATTATCAGCACATCGTGATGCATCTGGCCTATCAGGACTTGATAAGCTTGAAATGAATGCATCTAAGATTGATGAGAGTTCAGTAATTTTATCAGAAATTAACATTAAGAAAACAATTAAAAGAATTAAAAAGAAAATGCATATTGAGATTACTGATGAAGAGATTGAATATTATAAACGTAATCTTAATATCACTAAATTCCAATCTCAGTTAGTATTTTATTACTATGCAAAATACTTCAACGGATATCGAGATTTGATGTTATTAAATAGAACTCAGTATTTAAAACTATTGATTATGTTAAAGAAGAGATTACAATTCCAGTCTTGTGTATATTTACCTCAAATTATTTCTTCTAATATTGAAAGTAAATTAAATGCAAGAACTATAAGAAATGATAAATTCTTAACAAAGATTCAATCAAGTTCTATTTATCAACATATTATTGAAGATAAGTATAGTTCATTGAATGATATAGGTAAAGAGGACCTTATTATTAATTTATTATCTACATTATTAAATACATCATTTACTTTTGTAGATTATGATAATAAAGAACTATTAGGTCAAACTATTGAAGTAAATCAAGATATTATTAGTGACGAATTTTTGAATTTCTTAAATCAGTTATAAAGAAATATTTTTGCGCAAAAATATTTTAATGAATACCCCTATATAGGATAATCCTATATAGGGGTATATTTTACAATTAAAAAGGGTAATTAACATAAAGATAAGCTTAATAATATTAAGAGGAGAAGAAAATAAACATGAAAAATACTATAATTATTTCTGGATTTCCTGGTGTTGGAAAAAGTTATCTGACAGAAATGTATAAAGGAACTGATATTATTGTACAAGATTCTGATAGTAGTAATTTTTCTTGGTTAGAACCTGGTGTTAGAAATCCTGATTTCCCTAATAATTATATTACTCATATAAAAAGTTTAATTGGAAAAGTTGATTACATATTAATATCTTCTCATGAGAATGTTAGAAATGGATTAGCTAAAGAAGGTATTACTTATGCATTGATATATCCATCTCCTAGATTAAAAGATGTATATATTCAAAGATATAAGCAAAGAAATAGTAGTGAAGCATTTATTAATAATATTGATAAAACATTTTATGATTTTGTAGAACAATGTAACAGTGATATTTATGCAAAAAGATTTATGTTTGTACAAGATCAATATTTATCAGATGTTATAGATAATATACGAAAAATTTTTGAAGAAAGAGGATTTGTATGATTGTATATTTCTATTGTACAGAATGTAATAAAATCTATAAGTCTACAGTTAGAGAGAACATATACTACACAGATAAAAGATTAAGTCATACAGTACATTATTCATATTTATGTGATTGTGGTGAACCTGCAGTTGAGATTGATGCTGGTATAATAAATATCATTAAAACATTGAATGAATATGGATTAAAAACATTATATTGTTGTGAAGGTCATCTTAAAAAGAATGGTGATTATCAACCTGCATACATAACATTTGATAATTCTATTAAGAAAGAATTCTTTGAATCTTTATTAAAGGTATATCCATTACCTAATGGATGGGAATTGGAAACTTATAATAATGACGATTATTGTTTTCCTGAATATGATTTCAGGTCATGTGTTACAATTAGATATAATGCATTAAATGAGAAAGCTATTCCAGTTAATAAGTTTCAATCTATTAAATTTAGTTATCTTAATAAATTGATGTTATGGGTATTTAGTCTATTTTCATCAAGAGTGAAAAGTAGTGATAATAATGGATGAATATGATTTCAAACAAAGTGTAGAATATAAATTATTACAATTACCATATGCACATAGAATAAATGCAAATCAAATAGCCCTCAGATGTCAATTTTGTGGAGATTCAAAAAAAGATCCGCGCAAAACAAGATTCTATGTACAAACTAATTTAAATAATGATAAACCTATACTTTACAATTGTTTCAACTGTGGTGAAAATGGTATATTAACACCATCAGTATTAAGAACCTTTGATATTAATGATTTAAAATTAAATAGTAATCTTATTACATTCAATAAGAATATTAATAAGAAATTTAATAAAATCTATAATATTAAAGACAATAAATTTAATTACCGAGTACCAATAGGAAGAATAGGTACAAGTGATGAAATTAAGAAAAAATATATTGAAGATAGATTAGGAATTCCGTTCACATTTGAAGAATTACAGAAATTAAAAGTAGTATTTAGTTTAGAACAGTTATTAACTTTTAATAAAATAGACCAAATTACTACCAGTGCTTCTAGAGCAAATCTTTTAAATGATGATTATGTTGGATTCTTATCTGTTAGGAATGAATTTGTTATATTTCGTGATATAACTAATACGAATAAATTAAGATATGATAAATATTCTGTAGTTCCTAGTATAGATAATACTCGAAAATTTTATACAATACCTAATCAGATTGATATACTTAGTAATGAACCTATTTACATTAATCTTGCTGAAGGTACATTTGATATATTAGGAATATATTATCATGTAAAAAATCAGAATTTAAAAAATCAAGTATATGCAGCCGTATGTGGAGCTGCATATACTTCAGTTATTAAATACTTTATATCTTTAGGTTTAGTTGGAGATAATATTAATATTAATATTTATTCAGATAATGATAAAGACAGTTATTGGTATAGTAAAACTATTAAAGAATTATCACCATTTGTAAATAGTATTAATATTTATTATAATACTAAAGAAAAAGATTATGGAGTTCATAAAAATCAAATTGATTTAGTAAAAATGAAAAAATAATATGTAAAGAGATAATACGGATGAGCAGACCGTATTATCTCTTTACATGTTTAATAAAAGAGGAGAACAATGAAAACATCATGAACACGAAAATGAAGGTATCGAAGTAACTGAAGGAATTATTTCATTCCTTTTATATACTTGTTTATTTTTTTCTGTGTTCCTTCAACATTTTTGTAATAGAAAGTGAGGTGATAGGTTTTGGGATTTATAATGAATGAGAAGAATTTCATTAATGATAATATATTCAAATACGAAAAACGATTAGAATCTCAATATAGTGTTTTCACTGAAAAAACACCTACGTTTGTTACATACTATCACATTAATAATATAAATAGTATTACAGATACTGGATTGTTAAATGTGGATAGAATTTTGGGACATGAATCCCCTTTAAAATTTCAAAAGATAGAAGATTTTCCTATTTATGGAATTGACCAAATAAAATTAGATTTAAATGATGAAGAAGAAGGATTGACTGGTAGTTATGATAGTGATGGATTAATTTTACCTAATACTATCAAACCTTTACCTAATGATTTCTTCACTGTATCATATTTAGATGAAAGTTATGTATTTATGCTAACTTCAATTGATTATGATACAATTAAATCTAATAATTATTATAAAATAGGATTTACTTTAAAAACAATTAGTACCGATGCAGTAAAGAATTTAAAGAGTCAAGTATTAGAAAAATATACTTGTATATTTAAGAACATTGGAACAGAAGATAACTTTTTAATTGAAGAAGATCAATATAAATTAATTAATGAGTTAAATTCTATTTATGATACATTTGTTAGTAAATATATATCCTTATTTTATAATAAGAGATATAATAGTTTCTTAATCAATACTATGAGTGATCATATTTATGATAAATTTGTATCTAATTTTATTAGTGAACATAACTTATTAAATAGAAAAGAAAAATATGAAACTATTAGTATAAGTAATGAAGACTATGGTGAACAATTTCCTACCACATATGAAATGTCTTTCTATGGTAGAATGGTTGATAGAGATATTAAGGAATTGGATTATATAAGATATGAACTCTGTCCTATAACTTATCAACATTCCATATTCTTATACTATAATTTAAAAAATATTAGATCTTTAGTATTTGTACCTGATCATGTTGGTATAGGATTGTATATTAAAGATAAAATTATTGATGGTATAAAAAATAATAATATTGAAGAACTTGATAATATTATTGAAGAATTAATGGTTAAATATTTTAATGATACTATTGATTCTATATATCAAATTGATATTGATAGACTTAAAGAATATAGGATGAAATATTGTATGTATGATTATATTATGATTCCTATATTATTATTCATAATGAAATATTATAATAATAAATTTGTGAATATGTAAAAATTTAATGAAAACATTTTGATAATTAACCTAAAATAATTAAAGGAGGGTGTTATAGATGTTAACTACTCTTAAAGCTAAAATGAGAAACGATGTTGAATTCAGAACTAGCCTGGAGGCTGCTTCTGAGTATATTTCCGAGAATATTGATGACATTAAAGATATTTTCTTAGATGATCCTGATGCATTAATTATTGGTGCAGAGAATGATCCTGAGATTGCTAAGTTAGTTGATTCTTTACCTGATGATCCTGATGTTGAGGAAGTTACTGCAAAAGATATTGAAGATCTTGTTGAAGGTTTTATTCCCGAAACTATGTTAACTGAGAGTGTAACTACCGAAGCTATTGAAAAAGGTCATGAAGATGGTGATTCTGGTGACGAAGATGAAGATGAAAAAAAGGAGGACAACAAAGTGATGGAAGAATTAGAAGATTTTGATTTTGATGATTTAATGGAAGCAGATTTTGAAAATATCCTTGCTACTAAGCAGGATGAAGTTGAAGATGCTCCCGATAAGACTCCTACTAAGTCTAAACCTTGTGATAAGAATATCGATGGCGAAGATCAAGAAGAGATTGAGGATGCTCCCGATAAAGCACCTACTAAGTCCACTCCTGATACTACTAATATTAAAGGTGAAAAACAAGATACTATTGAAGATGTCGGTGAATCTTTTGATGATTTTGACTTCGATGATATTGATTTAGATATTGACTAATTTATAACTTAATGGAGTGAAAATATAATGGCTAAGAAAAAAATTAAAATCCTCACCCATGGTGCTATTCAAGCTAAGTCATTTATTAATGGTCCCGTGTTAACTCCTTATCTGGAAGATACTGCTACCATTTTTACTTTGATTTCTAAGAATGTTCATGTTGTTGAGGTTTGTGATGATGGTTCTGAAGTCCGTTTAACTATGAATAATTTTGCTGATGATAACAGCAAAGCTTCTCGTGAAGCTAAGCAAGCTAAACAGGCTGAAATCTTTAATAGTATCATGAATAAAGATAATATTAAAGAAGAACCTGTTGAAACTAAGGAAGAAGTAAAAGAAGAAACTGTTGAAGTATCTGAAGTTACTGAACCTGTAGTTGAAGAAAAAAAAGAAGAAGTTATTGAAGATGTAGTTGGTCCTGAAGTAAAGGAAGAAGTTCAGGCTGAACCTGCTGAAGAGGTTAAAGAAACCGTTAAGGATACTAAGCCTCAGTATCAGCAGAATAATAACTATAAAAACAATAACTACAATAATAAGCATAACAAGCACAATAAGAACAACAATTATAAGAATAATAATGCTGTTCGTGTTGAGTCTGCTGATGCTATTAAGATTAACAACTAAAAAAATATTAGGGGTATACTGGAATTCCAGTATACCCCAAGTTTATTACTTTTTCTCTGATAATGTACTAATAGGTTTAAACCTATCGTCTCTGACAGTATCAAAGTATGATTTGATTTTATTACGTTTACTCTTTTTATATAGTTTTATCATTTTATGTGTCATATTCAAATTCCTCTTCGTTGTGTTTAAAATAGTTTGATTTTCATTCTTAGTTGTTAGTCTGCGTAACCGATAGTATAACCATCATTTACACAAGTATCATAAGTTGTTTCATTGTTCATTGGGTTATCTTGCAACGGTGATCTAAATTCCCCAAGGAACCCAATTCTTTAAATCACCGTTTCCTCCTTTCTTCAAAGAGTTTAACAGTGATTATTTAAAAAGTGATAATAAGACCTTTCTCCACCGATCCACTATCACCAATATCAACAATTCCTTCTGTGTATAAATTATTGATACTTTCTTTTACATCAGATTTATCATATCCTAAATCTAATGCAATGTTTTTGTATGAAACCTTTCGGTATTCATTACCATCCAAATGAGTCATGAGATGTATAAAAACTCTCAAATCTTTTTTGGATAAGTTCTCATTCTTGACAACAATATCCATAAAGTTTTTTCTGTTAACAGAAAACGTGTTAACATTTTGACGAGTCTTTTTACTTGATGTATCTGCCACAGTGTTATCCTCCTATTCATTTATGACACATTAATAATATATACTTAAAGATATTAAATATACTATTTAATATCTTTATTGGTAGATAAGTCAATAGATAACATTTTCTTACATTTTAACTTAAACACACTAAGTCTACTTTTCCACATTTTATATACTCTAGGAAATCCAATGTCAACTAATTCTACATAGTAAGTATCTTTACCTTGACCGTATTCTCTAAGTCTTCCCGATACTTGCTCAGCTTGTACTTGAGAAGAATAAGATTCACACATAATACATACTCTAAGACCAGGAATATCAACACCTACACCAGCAGATTGAGGAGTTGTACAGATAATATCAGCAGTAAATGCTTTATCTCTATCTTCTTCACTTACTTTAGAATGATAAGAAGATACAGAAATATTATCATAACTATCATCAATAAATTTCTTAATCTTTTCTACACCATCAATAGTGGAGGTAAGAATAAGAATCTTTCCTTCATAATCTTTAAAGTATTTAATAGTATAATCTAAAGCATCAAAGAAAGATTGTTGTTGAATTTGGTAGTTAGCATACCTAATTTTGCTGAAACCCATTCTAGTCATCATATAAGTCTGCTTATCTATAGATGGATGAGAATTGTATTGAATACCTAGATACATAGTATGACGTTTATCATACTCTTTACTATCTATATGGAATGATATAACATTTTTAAAGCATTTATTAAAGAGAATATTCTCAGAATAATCACTTCTCTGGAATGTTGCAGTAACATAAATAGTTTTCTTTACATTAGTATGGAAATCTAATTTGAGAATATTTTCAAAATATAAGTGGGCTTCATCATAAATCTTTACACCCACTTTAGTATGTCTGAATAATTCTTCAATTGATTCCCATCCATTTCTTTTAGCATGAGAAATCAAAGTACCATGACATGCGACATATACTTTCCATTTAGGTAATTCTTTTCTCATAATTTTATTGATTTCAGATTTTCCTCTTACATCAATAATGTGCTCACTACCAATATCAGTAAACTTCAATAAAGATACAATAGTTTGTTTCTTTATTTTTTCATTAGGTACAATAATAAATGCTCTCATACCAATGAACTGTAATGCTGTTGTCATTACAAAAGTCTTTCCACTTCCGGGAGGCATCTGTAATAACATCTGAGAATATTTCTTAGTATATTCATATTTTCCTTGACCAATAAGAAATGCTATTGCATTTCTTTGATTATTATCTCTGGGTGGAATTTTTGCATGAATACTAATATTTTCTACAGGATTACATTCATAATTCATCTCTGCAGGTTCTCTAAATACCTTTTCAAGGAAATTAATATCAACTCCTCTGGGAATATAAAGAATCTTTTTTTCTTCATCCCACATCATACCTTTATAAGATTTACGATGTTTAATCGGATCATATACACTTAAATAATCTTCCAATATTTGAGCATCATGTAATTCATAATTATGAATTAATATACCACTATGTCTCACTTCAATCTTTGGTTGTTTTTCATTCATTGGTTTAATTCCTCCTTATATATTATATTACTATAATATATACTTAAAGATTAGATAATAAGAGATGTAATGATTATATTACATCTCTTATTATATCTTTAATCATAAAGTATCCTTATAGAAAGGATCAATGAAACTTTCTCCAGTTTTTCTAAATGTCAACGGAGATACTAACTGTCTACCTAAGAACTGAGAAGAAAGACCAATCAATACAGAAGGATGTTTTTCCAATGCAGAACTAATTGTCAACATCTGAATATCATCAATTGCATCATATCTTTTAAAATCAGGTCTTTCAAGAATATCTTCCATAGATCTAATCAGAGGAGCTAACATAACCTCAGCATGAACACTCATAACATTAATCTTAGATTCGATCAATAGATCTAAGAAAACCTGAGCTAGTTCATGTATATTAGTAATCCCGAGTTCTGCACGTTTTCCGACAGTATCGAGTAATCCCATAATCTTATATAGAGGCCTCGTTAATTCTCTATTTTCAATTTGGATTAAGAATAGTCTTTGGTCATCAGGAATATCTATAAATTTAATTTCATAGATACCATCTTTATTCTTTTTTCTTTTCTCAATCATATCAATCAATTCAGGAGACAGATACAGCTCTTTACCTGTTGTTTCTCTAATCTCATAAATCTCATTAGTTCTATTATTCTTTACATGATAAATTGTACAGAACTTATTAATTTCACCTTCATTTAATTCATCAAGTGTAATAATATTCTGATCAATTAACAAAAGGGAGTGATCATCAATATAATAATCGTCACTAATCTTAATAGTTACTTCATTAGCATTTAAATTGAAGAATTTATTAAAATCTTCATTAAATTCAATAGGTTCAGAAGTAGTAGTTAAAAGATGTTTAGAAGAAAGAACAGCCTGAGATAGTGGGTTTGTAATAATAGCTCCCGCAAACGAACCAATACCAACACCACCTTGGTTAGTATGGAACAATAATGGACCATAACAATCTTTACAAACACCTTTATTAGATGCACATGTGATAGGAGATTTCAATAAAATCTTTTTACCAATTACATGGGTATCTTCATTAGTAAGAATTGAATAATTTCTTTGATTAGGCAATCTATATTTTCTACCAATTAATCTTCTAAAATGTTCTTTAGTCTTAACTTCTAACTGTAAAGGATGTACACTTCTACATACTTTTTCATCTTGTCTAAGTTTCATATCAGAAACTAACAACATACTTTTACGCGCGAAATAACCCGACTTACCCATGACATTCTTGTTGAAGATAAGGGATTTCCGACCGCCTAAGGCATCGATGTAATATCCCGAAACTGTAGATAATCCGCCAACAAGAAGGTTGGAATTAATAGGAATAGGAATTGTACTACCTTCAAGAGAAGGTTTAAGACCCATATTAATACTAAACTCAGAAAGCTGTTTATCTTTAATACCAGAACCAGATAATAACATAGGTCTTAGTACATTATCTTCTTTCATTAATATTTGAATCTCTTCTTTCATTAAATCATGAAGATGAGATTCAATTTCACTGGGCTGCATATTAGGATCAAGTTTAGTACGAATAATTTCATTAAATCTTTCATTCTTATTTGCAACATCAATGAAAGATTCGACATTCATACTCAATCCTAATATAATATTGAATTCAGTAGAAATTTTTGTTAAATTAAATATCAAATCATGAATCAATTTATTCATTTTCTTATTTGATATTTTATTTCTATATGGAATAATTATTTTATTATCAATATAAGTTTTAATATATCCAGATGAAATCTTTCCACATTCTACAATGAAAGATTCATTCAGATAATTAACTGAATCTAATTCAATAAGAGGTTCCCAGAAAATTAGATTTGTTAGAAAATGTCTTAATTGTAAAGTATGAATAAAAGTATCATCTTTATGAAATTTAAAATGTACTGGACATTCTCTAAGACTTTTAATCTCAAATCCTGCTCGTAAATGATCAAAAACCTCATCAATTATATTCCTGTAATGTTTTACATCCTCCATTTCATTTTCCATAATGTATAATTTATCATAAAATGAATTAATTATACCTTGGACATTTTCAGGGATTTGCTCATTCATAAAAATTGTCCTCCTTAATTTTAATATCACTATTATAATATATATTTAATTTTATTATTGATAAAAATAATGATAGATAGTGCTTTTTAGAACACTATCTATCATTATTTTTAGATGGCTGAGACGGCAAGATTCGAACTTGCGAGTGACAGAGTCAAAGTCTGTTGTCTTACCACTTGACGACGTCTCAATATGAAAAAGAGGGTAAAAAATATTACCCTCTTTTTATGGCGGAGAGTAAGGGATTTGGACCCTTGGTGGGTTTCCCCATCACGAAATTTCAAGTTTCGCTCCTTAAACCACTCGGACAACTCTCCATAATTATTATATTGTACATGTTGTAATAAAAAGTTATTTTTTTATTATGAGGACATTTATGTAATTAATATTTTATATTAAGGAGGAGAATAATAAAAATATGAGCAACGGATATTATAATATTGAAATTTATACTGAAGATTCTCAACAATCTTTACCCTCTTTAGTTGATGAAATTAAATCTATTTCATCTAATGATAAACCTAAGAAAAATAATATCATTGATGATGATACTGATGATATGGTTATTTTATCCAATATTAAACCTAAGAAAAATAAGAAAAAAAAGAAGAAAGAGAATTTAATTAGTGATCGTATTACTGATTTAGATTCTGATCTTGGTATTATGTCTAATGATAGTATTGATGAAGACACATTATTAGATATCGATAGTATTTTAAAAGAACGTGAAGAAGATGATATTGAAGACGATCTTACTATGAAAGGTAAGAGCGGTTATAATGATTTAAAGAAAAATAAGAATAATTATAAAAAAGAATTTGCTGAAGAATTAACTTTATTATATTCGTTATTAGACGAAACTTCTAAATTTGGTAAAACACTAGAAAAAGATCTGAATGCTATGAAAGGCTCCAAAGTAAGAGGAGTTTCTAAATATACTAATGAATTAGCACAATTAGTATTAAATGCTAAAAATAGTAAATTGAGTATTCTAAAAGAAATTAATAGTACAAAGAAAACTATCGCTGATCTTACTATGAAATCCGAAGCAAAGACTAAGGATACTGAAAACAAAAATAATCCTGAATATCTTGCATCTGCATACTTTAAGAATATTCTCAATCATGGTAGAACCAACTTTATTCAAAGTATGACAAATGAACCCGTATCTTATAATGATGATTATGAAGATGAATACGGTTCTATAATTGATGCTATTGAACAAGGTGAAAAACCTGTTAGTGAAGAAGATATGTATAATAAAATCTTAATGGATAGATTAGAAGCTAACGGTAATCCTCATAGAAGTTTAGCAGGTTCTAAATATATTGAATATGAAAATATGGGTGTAAAAATTTTAGTTAAGAAATGTATTGATACTGGTAATTGGGATTTTATTGCTATTGATAAAAATAAACAACAAGTACCTGATTATCCTCTACCTACTAAGAGAGATGCTGGTAGGATGAGATTTAGTGATGATGGCTCATATGCAACTGATTCTAAAGGACGTATCTATAATGTAATGGAATACTTCCTTCCTGATGATGAATAAAAAAATAAAGACCAATAGGGAATTTACCCTATTGGTCTATTTATTAATCTTAATAATAAAGATCAAGATTAGGTGAATGACAGAAATATGTAGTTCCTAATTTATCAATTTCAATCTTTTTCCATACAGCACCTAAAGCACGATTATCCTGAAATACAACAGAAGGAGGCATATCAGGACCATAACCTTCTAATAATAGTTTAGCATTGTGAATCGTTCTTTGATCAGGAGTTTGATTAACAAACTTTTCCGGATGATATTGATTAGGTTGAGTTACTACTTCTTTAACAGTATTTGGAAATTCTGGAGAATTGACTCTATTGATTACTACTTGTCCAAAGAGTAACTGTTCATCATCAGTAATCCATTCAGAACCCGCTTCACAATACATTACAGCACTCAACCATTTAAGATCTTCTTCGGTATATGATAATATAGGTTCAGTATTTTCAGTTATAGTTATTGGCACTTCCTCAACTATGTCAATTATATTATCTTTCGGTTCTATATTAAGGATAATAAGAATAGCTAATTCGATAACTATTGCAAATAATAGATAAACTATAGCTGATAATAGAATTCTTATCTTTTTAGTATCACTCACATAGTGATAATCGTGAAGTTTCATCAAAAGTGTATTCCTCATTTCAATATGGTTAAATATATTAAATATCTAAAAAGTCTCCAATAAGATCATTTAAATCTAAGCCATTATTATCAATAATGGGTAATGTAGAAATTCTTTCAATTGCTTCGGCAGGAGTATGTCCATCCCATTCAGGTGCTCTATCTAACTCCTGAACATCAAACATATTCCAATATGGTTCTATATCATAATGATAAGTTGCAGAACCATTTGGTGTATTGATACCTACAATGAACATACCATCATACATAGGTTGACTAGGATCATGATGTTGTTTACTCTTCCAGGCAAGATTCTTATAATTATTACAAATTACAGAGAATAAAACAGCTCTATGATGATATAATTCATTAAATGTATGGTACCCATCAGAGACTTCTCCCATATTATCAGTAACTATATCTTGCTTAACTAATAATAAATTTTTAATATATGTAATCATGCTTAGTATTCTATTCTTAGTATGTACACAGAAATTAATCATAATACTATTTTCAATGTACTTTTTCATACTATCCAGTTTCTTTAATTCTTCAGTGAAATCCATTTTCATTGTTTTATTTCTCCTCTTTTTAAATTATATACATTAAGAATGTGACAACTATTGTTGTCACAATTAATGAAATAGGGATACTTATGAATAATACTGAAATGGTATAGAATAAAAACCATTTATTATCCATATTATATAAAATTTTCTTCATTCTATCACCTAATATAATCGTAATAATACAAATAGTAATTAAATAAAATAAAATGAAGAGATTTTCATATATTTGAGATATATCCAATTTTCTACAACTCCTTACACTGACCAAATGATATTAGCATTTGAATAGTTAATATCCTTATTCTTAGTCGTTACAATTAAATCAACGGGGAAATTTTCAAATACATTATTATGAGTGATAAGGAATACCTGTTCAGAATTTATACTCTCCATTTGTTTCTCAAGTATATTTAAGAACATTGCTCTATTTCTTGTATCTAATGTAGAATCAATCTCATCCAGTAATAAGATATTATAATCTTTAATGGATTGATTGATTAAAGCAAAAGATAATGCAAGAGATAAGAATGATTTCTCACCTTGAGAAGCATACATTACATCAGATATTCTAATATTATTCTTTATATAAGGTATATTAAATTCTGTTTCATTGATATCAAAATCATCAATTTCAAAGTTATCAGAATATACTACTCGCAATAAATCATTGACAAACATCTTAGTATTCTTTAGATATAATTGCATATATAATAAAGGAATACCTTTAGTTGCTGATAATGATTCTCTTAGAATATTAACATCGTCAAACTTTTCATTTAAAATATTATGCTCTTCAGATAATGATATAAAATCTTTCAATTTAACTTTAAGATTAAATAACTCATTGTTATATTTATCAATTTCCCAATTTATTAAATCAAGTTTCTTATGCAAGTCTTTAGACTCATTATTCAATATAGATACATTTTGGAATATGGATACTTTATTAGCAATCAATTCTTCAATAGATTGAATATTTTTATTACTAATATCAATAGTATTTTCATGCTCTAAAAATTTGAATAAAGAATCTCTATATTTAATTCTCCCCTGAATCCAATGCTCATTAAATTTATTTTTAGATTCTAAATCACTAATCTTTTCTATAATATTTTGTATTTCAATTTCTATAGAATCTAATTCTTTTTTAGTAGATTCTATAATAGAACTATTAGATTTTAATAAATTGAGTTCGGTTTTTAATTCTTTTACCTTAGTAATTAAAGATAAGTATTCCTCATATTCTTCAACATCTGAAATCATATCAGTAATTACATCTTCATCATAAAGAGATTTTCCTGTTAATAATGAATTAAAAACATTATCAATTCTAAAATAAGGAATATTTCCTTTAGATATTAAAGACTTATTGGTATTTAGAATCATAAATATATAGTCTATATTAGTCTTAACATAAGACATATTATCTAATAATTCTTTTTCATTATTTAATGATATAATACTCTTATCAGATTTTTTATTATTAGAAAAGATTAATTCATATAAGAAGAAATATGGACATTTATCTTCAGGACAATTACTAGGTCTAAATAAAATTGAAGGATTGTTTAGATTAATAGAATTATTTAATTCAGCATTAATCTTCATAATATCCTTGTCAATTTCTTTTCTTCTAGAATTGACATAACTATCAACATTTTGAGAATTCCTCAATAAATCAATAACTTTAGTAATAGCTTTTCCATCAAAGCCATGTGTTTCATTAATAATATTATTAATCTGATTTAATACTTCTAATAATGTTAATATGTTATCTTTTGTATATATAGGAGTATTGTTTTTATATTTCTTTTCATACTGATTTAGTTTTGCTAAGAGATTAGCATATAATTCAGTCATTTCTTTGAATGTAACATCAGATACTGTAACTTTAAGAATGTTTTCCAAATCAGATTTCTTATTATAAAGACCATTTAATTGCTCTTTATAAAATAATATCATATTAGAATTTAATTCTTTTTCATTTTCTGCTTTATTAATTTCTTTCGTCACTATTTCAATTTCTTCATTGATGTCACATACTAAAATAATACATAACTTAGAAAGATAACTCTTAGCTGTAATAATTTTATTCTTCTCAATATTAAGATCTTTTTTAAGTTCCTTAATCTCACTCATGACAGATTCAATACCTTCAGGGGCTATAGATGTAATTTTACCCTCAACAATACCAATATCATGTTGAACTTTATCTTTAGAATTATTTAAGTCATTTAACTTATTTTCAATAACACTTATATCAGACTTTAATACAGATTCATCTAATACATTTAATTTTACCAATTTATCTGATACAGTTCTAATCATATTCTTTAAGATACGATTATCTTCACTAACTTTCTTAAATAATTCATTATACATACTAATATCTGTTAATAAATATGATGTAAATGATTTTCTTTCAGCAGCTCTCATATCAATTAAATTAGTAACATTACTACCTAATCTAAGTAATCTTAAGAAATCTAATTCTAAAGATAATTCATTTTTTATAGTTTCATTGAATGATGTAACATTACCGTTAGGATTTAATTCTTCATCATTCTTTTGAATAAAACTTTTTAATAGAATTCCTCGTTTAGTATTCTTATAATGATGCTGGATTTTATAGATATCTTCATTATATTGAATATGGATTTCTTTATATCCATCTTTATCTTCTCTTAATATAGAAGTATTACTTCTTGGATCCATACTACCATAATATGCAAACGGATGTAATGTGCTTAATAATGAAGTCTTTCCACTACCGTTATCACCAACAAAAAGAATTATACTATTTTTTGATTTTGTAAAATCAATTTCTAATTCTTTTAATCCCATTGCAGTATATATGGATGCATAATTTTTTAATTTTAAATATAAAATTTTCAATTATTATCACCCTTCATTTCGTATATAACGATACGCTTGGTCGAATTTAATCACGGCATCTATACCCATTTCTTCTGTCCAAGTTTCACCTTTACGAATTTTTACTTTCACTTCACATTCACCACCAGTGCCAATCATTGTTTCTTTAAACTTTCTTGCTAAATATTTATTAGCAATATCTTCATTGTCTACAGACTTTTTAACAGAAAACTCTGGTACTGATATATAGAATACTGGATATAATTTAGAGTTATCAATATTTTCAATGATTACACCAAGCTCATGTAATGTCCGTATAATGGCTACAGTCATAGTACTATAAATCATATAATAACCATCCTTTCGTGAAAAAAATATAATGGTATAGGTATCCCACCTATACCATTATATTAAGTATGTATTATTATATGGTTTAACTGTAAATTATTTTTTATTCTTTAACTCTCAGAGACTTTATAACATCATATTTAGCAAAGATGGATTTAATGATGTTGTACTCTTTACCAGGGATTTCTTTAATATCAATAACTTCATCGTCTGTGATATTGTCATCACTAAATGCCTCTTTCAATACCTCTACAAGAGTACCCATATCTGCTGCAAGATTACCAAATCTAGCATTGATAGAATAGTTGCAGGAATCATCACATTCATCTTCAATGACATCATTCTCACATTCATCACAATCACCTTCACAGGTGCAATCATGACAACGTTCATGTTCAAAAGATTCATTTTCATCATCGAAAGCATCTTTAGAACATTCTTCACAATGTTCACATTCACCACAGTGAATATCACACTTCAAAGAACATTCTCCGCAAAGAGCATGTTCAGCACAATCTTCACAGTTATGATCACAATTCATATCACAATCATCAGGTTCATTCTTTTCAATAAACTCTGTCATGAGATTATCAAAACATCTGTCAATTTTATCACCGATATTGACATATGCTTCAAATGTTTCTTTATCAACGATATTTTCGTTTTCAGTAGTAATAGGATTCAGAGCCATCATATTCATAATAAGAGCTCTGATGGCTCTAGCTTTATTAAACTGAAGACTATTGTGGATGTCTTTTTCAGTAATATTCAATTCAATAGCATTTTCCATATTCTTTACAGAATCATTGAAAGATTCAGTTGTCTCAGGACATGCATTAGTAATTTCTTCTTTCTGAGTTTCAGGCATAGCCTTCATATTTTTTACAATTACCTTCATTTGTTATTCTCCTTTGTTGTTTAAATCTGGATGTTTATATAGAAACGGCTCAGGATCTTTAGAAATAAAGTTTTTAAATCTTTCCATCATTCCTGGGTCAGATTCTACCTTAAGGAACCATACCGCTAACCATCTAGTCAATGGATTCGTTTCATATATATGTTTTAACTGATCATATCTCTGTTTACTAATCTTATTACCATTCTTCAAACGAACCATTGTTTTTACTTTTACTTTGATAGCCATTTTGATTACCTCATATTATTACGTTTTATTAGAAACATATATATTTTCAGATAATGGATTAATTGTATCATCACCATTATCTTTAATAACCATTTCCCAATCTAATCCAAGAATCTCACACCACTTAATGAAATTAGGAACAGTCATCTTTGTAGATTTACTTAAACCCGATTTCATATTGTTTAATGCGTATTCATTGGTAAATCGGTCTTTATAATTCTTCAGATTAATCTTCTTATCTAATATAGCTTTCTTTACTATATATTTAAGAAAATCATCTTCAGGTCTTATAGTAGGCGTAAATATTTCAGAATTATTATTGATAATTTCAATATCTGAAGGTTGTACAAATTTAGTAACATCTTCAGATACTTTATCAAATATACTTGAAGGTGATAATTCATTGACATTATCAATGTCAAATTTCTTTTTATCTTTTCCTTCAGGTTCAATAAAGATAATTTCTTTATTTAATTTATAAATACCAGGACCATTAATGTCAGTTCTATCTTTAATTTTTCCTTTATATAAATATACAAAGTCACCCTTAATATATGCTTTGTCTTTTTTAAGTTTAGTATTTTTTGTATAGATCTCAACTGTGTAATAGTCATCGTCAATGATTACAACTGGTTGAGATAGATATATTTTACATTTTGACATAGCTGACACCTCCATATAAATTTATACATCATATTGTGATATATTTATAATATATATTTAAAAACCTGTTTGGTTTAATTCACTAAATACATTATAGTCGTCTTTAGGTCTAAAGTTTGAAATAGTTTTAGTAGTATATGTATTGTTATCATAGTGAGGTGAAGATGATGTTAATCCGTGTCCTGAAATAAATGATATATAATAATTCAGTAATGATTGTGATAATAAAGTAATATCACTTCTATCTAATACATGAACTAAATTTTCATACTCATCTATTGATAATTTAATTAAATTACTCATCTTATTTACATATATAAATACACCTTCATATGTAACTTCATTATCATCTTCAATAACAGCAGGAATAATTATTAACCCTTGACTAAGTCTAGGTATATTTATACATTGTCTATGTTTTATAGCAAGTTCTTTATCAAGAACTACTTTTTTATCTTCATTTACAAACATTGGTTCATCATAAATACTTTTCAATACTTTTTTCATAGCATTTACAACAGTACCAATATTTCCAACACCGATCATAAAAGATCTATTATTAGCATTTTCTTCATTTTTTGGGACTTCTAATGTAAGAAATCCATTTATATTTATATCTAATATATTAGAATTATAATTATTATGAAAATGATATTTTTCACTATTTAATGCTACATGTAATCTTAAAATCATGCCTGGATATTGTAAAACTGTTCTTGTTAGTTTACCAGGATGTTTCATAGTCTTAATATCCAATTCATTATTCACCTACTCTTCTATAAATCATTTATATAAACGTTCACAGACATATTATATTGTAAACGTTCATATAAATAATATATATTTATAAAATAAAATAAAAAATAAAGTATAGTAAGGGATTTATTAATCACCCTACTATACTTTAAATTTATTACTTTAAATCTTCTTCAGGAACATTAATAATTATATTATACATCTTATTTTCTTTTTTCTTCTTTTCAACAGTAAGATTTTTATTCATTTCCATCATATTTAATGTAGCATCATAATAATCTTTAACCGAATCAAAAGAAGGACTAATATTCAATCCATTAAATTTATGTGTAAAGTAGTTATCTACATCTTTATCAAAGTTATATTTAAATTCTTCAGGTTCATTGATACCATCAAAATATAATCCGTCAGTTTTACAAAATGGAGTTAATATTGCACTAGTACCAGGGTCACTAGTTCCACAAACGTTAATATCGAGCTTCCCAAGATAAGATGGGTGCAAGCCGCGGAATCTCGTACTTATACTATTATCATTTGAGTTACCGAGACTGTTCGGTCCCTTAAATGTGACCTTCAGTTTACCGAAAACATCGAGATCATTAACGTTATCATCATAGCGCAAAAGTCCCGAACGATGTAACTGAGATAATATTAGATCACCTTGGAATTTAAATATTTCTTCTACATTTCTCAATGTAGCTTTATTACCCATAGCAATAATTCTATTAAGTTTTTCACTAAAGGTCTTAGTTAATAGAGAAGCAATATATTCATTACATCTTAATCTCTTATTAGAAAGATCCATACTATCTTTCTTTCTAAGTTCAGAGAAATTCTGAATCAACCATCTTAAGATAGAATAGATATCTTTCTTATGAATAGGATGTAACTTTAATATTCTTTTTGTAGTATCATCTATAATACGATCAAAGAATATCATTGTATTAAGACCTTTATCATATTGATTATTCTTATTAACCGTACCTAATGCACCGATTTCTTCAATCCAGAAATCTTTATTATATAAATTTTCCATAGTCATTCTGTTTGTCATTAAGGTTAATAACATAAATGCTACAGATTTTACATAAGTGTATTTATTAAAGAATACTTTATCTATTTCTAAGAATAATTTACTACTTACAGAGAAATAAATAAAGTCTTCAGGATTTTCAACTGATTCTGTAAATCTCATAATTTTATCTACTGAATAGTATTCTAATGTTTGTTGAATACCCATTTTAGCTAGATAGAAAATGAGAACATCCATATCTTTTCTAAATACTGCAATTGTATAAATAGGTGCTGTAAAAGATTCACCATAAGTAGATTTTGCAGTATACTGTTTCATTTTAAGATTAACTGGCATCATAGACTTTAACACAATAGAAGATTTTGTAGTATATGATGCAGCATCAACAACCTGATATAATAAGAAATATTTATTACCTTTGATTGTATAATATAAATTATTATCTGGGATAGGAATCAGTAATTTCTTTGTAATTACTTTAGATTCTCCACCACATTCCAATTTAAATTTTAATCTTAATTCTGCATATCTAGAGTCTTGGATATACATATATTTTGTTGCATCATTTTTCTTAGGTTTGGTTCTTGATCTAGCATCAATATATTCACTAGTATTAATTTCAGATTCATTAGTAACGTATTCATATCCAATAAATTTAATATATTCAAGAACCTCCAATGATTTACAGCAATCTACTATATAATCTACAAGATCATCATCATATTCTCTATTTATTAATGGGTAATTAAATCGTTCTTCATTTTTATTAACATAGTTTTTTATAAACTTTTTCATTATAAAACATCCCCATTGTTGTCTGTCGTAGTTGTTAAAAAAATAAGTACCACATGTTTTATCATGTGGTACTTATATATTAATTATTCGTCTTCTTCAGTCATTTCATCAGACTTAATAACAGTCTTAAAGATAGTGCCGGGCTGAATGAAAGGAACAAAGTTACCATCCTTTTCACCATCGTCACTCTCTCTATAAGTTACGCCGATTTCAATCAGATTCATCAGATTGACAACAGTATCCTCAGAAGTGCTCTTATTTCTGTCAAGATACTGAGCAGCATTAAACAGGAATTCATATACAATGCTAGGGATAGCACTAGCCATACTAATATTGATATTACGCTGTGTCTTAAGAGATTCCTGTGCACGTTCAGCAATTTCAGTAATTGCTGCAACCTCTTTACGAGAGCCAGTCAGCTCAACAAACTTTGCAAATTCTTTTTCCATAATGTTTTGTCCTCCAATAAATTAAAATATGGTTTACTTTTATGTTAACTGATAAATACTTTTTTATATTTATCAGGAAACACCTAATATGGTGTTATTTATATTTAAAATACTTATAAGCCTCATCTAATGATAATACTAATTTACCATCTTTTTTAGCTTTCTTAATTTTATCTGAATTCGTATTTTTATCAGCACATATTACAATATCTACTTTCTTATTATACGAATCACATACTTCAATATTTTTACTTTCGAGATATTCTTCAAATTTTTTATCTCGGATCTTAGTAAATACAACCTTCATTGTATATTCTACATTATCATGCTTAATTAATAATTCTTTTTTAAGGAAATTAATTAAGTCTAAATTTTGTAGAATTCCTACAATGATTTTATTAGCTGTTTTTTCCTGTATACCAGGAATTTCAATGAGCTTAATTACATTATGTTTCTCACATATCTTTATTAGCTCATCTATATAATATATACTTAAAATCTTTTTAAATTTTTTACTACCAGCATCTGGAATACCTAAAGAACCTAATAAGTTATAATCCATAACGGTTCTTCTATCATCGATAGCTGATATCATCTTTTCAACAGATTTAGAACCAAATCCATCAATTTGTGCAATATCAGATTTATGTTTCTTTAAGCTATATAAGTCTTCAATAGATTTTAAATATCCTAATTTAAATAAAGTAGAAACTTTTCCTTCACCAAGTTCTCTGATATCCATCTTATCAATGTAATTTATAATTTTACCCATCATTCTAGACGGACAATCATTATTACCACATCTTAATATTGGATCAACAATTAATTTCTCACCACAATATGGACAATGTGTAATTGTTTTAAATAATGGTTCATCAGAACGTTTACATGTATCATTTATATATAAATATGGAATGATATCATATTTAATTAATACTTCATCATTCTTAGATAAATGTAAACTTTCAAACCTATCAATAGAACCTAGTGATACATTAGATATTGTATTACCTTCCATTTTAATAGGTTTTATTTTTGCAACTGGAGTAATATTACCTAATATTCCTATAGAAAATTCTATATCTAATATTTTAGTTTTTACACCATCAGGTGCAAATTTATATGCTACTTCATATTTATTAATAGCATCCTCTCGTCCTAAGAGATTAATAATATTTTTATCATTAAATCTTAATACAACACCATCAATAGGAACGTCTGCTACATCTTTCATAAACATCTTAAAATAAGAAATAGTATCTTTTAGATTATTCTTATTAGATAAAGATACTTCAATAGCAGGAAACGTTGTATCAGGATATACAATAACTTCTTTTGTATCATAATTTTGCATTCTTAAAGGAACTATTGTAACATAATGAAGATAATCTGGTACAACTTCAATAGAATTAGCTATAGAACTAACAGCAGACCTTGGAGATTTTTTATTACCATATTTTTTACAGAATTTTTCATAATTCTTATATGTCATAATAATCTCAGTTTTTACAGCAAATTCAGAACCTTTCCATTCTTCTAATGGTTTAAATTTTATATACTTAAATAATTTTGTAATAGGAACAGCTTCATTATTCTTAGTATTACCTCTTGTTAATACTTTAATAGTATTACCATCTCTATCACATTCGAATATAGCACTTACGCCATCAAATTTAGGATATAATGTTACATTTAATTCATCTTTAGTAAATTCTCTACCCAAACGATTTTCACAAGTCACTAACCAATTTTCAATACTTTTTCTTTTATCTTTTCCTTTTTCTTCATTTGTAATAAAATGAACTTTATCAAGAGTACCTCTTAAATCAGGATATCTATGAAAATCTTTTTCTCTATTATTATCAACATCACCACCAACAATATCACTATTAGTGATTCCTATAAAGATCTCATATAATGTATCATACATTTCATCACTAATTGGTGGTATAACTTCAGAATTATTATAAATATTTTGTAAAATCTTTATAATTAATTCAATAATTATAATATCTTCAGAATCATATTCTTTATCATAATGAATATAATAATTCACTAGATTATTAATTTTAATTCCTTCTAATATTTCTACCAGCTTTTCGAAATTAGAAGATTCTTTACTTTCATGATAAATTCTATTTAATGAATTTATTAGATTAGATTTATCTATCATAAAATTATCATTCCTTTCATTATTATATTATAATAATATATATTCAAATTAAATGTTAAAAATATTACAAAAAAAAAAAATACACGGAAAATGATTCCGTGTATTTTTATATTATTAATGGAATTTTCTTAACCCCTCAACGTATTTACTAATTTCAGGAAGTACAACAGTAGGATACTGTTTCTTTCTCTTAGTATACTTAGGAGGATCCCATTTAGGAAGAGATTTCTCTTCTTCATTCTGAACCTTTTCTTCAGATTCAGTTCTCTTCTCATCAATGATATCCTTCAGGAGAATAACATTGCTGGTAGATTCTTCTCCCTGAACAGTGTTGTCGTTTGCTTCAGCTACTTCAGCTTCTACACGTTCAACTTCTTCAGGCTCTTCTTCAACATCGTCAACTCCACCGATAATAATTTCAGGAGGTTCAGATAAAACTACTGCAGACATAGAAATCATAAAATCCTTAGTAGCTTCTTCTACAGGATCAGATTTATTCTGAGAATGTTCTCCACCCTCAACAACAAACCGGATCTCATCATAAGATTTACCATCATTGACCATTGCGATGATGGTTCTCATATTGTCTTTCTCAAGTTTATTGAGAAAGTTCCGGGTAATCATATTGTTGTACTCATCGGTATCCATCATACCGACTACTCCATGTTCCTTGATCAGTCTTTCAATCTGATCAACTGTACTCTTTTTAACGATGTTTCTTTTAGCCATTTGTGTTATTCTCCTTTTTGATTAAAAATTATTTTTTTTATTTTCAGGTCATGCTAAATATATAGTCTCGAATATGATCATATCGCTCAAGAAATGAATCTGTTTCTTCAATCCTATTCAAAAGTATTAAGAGTTCTACAATACGTTCTCTTTTATCAGGTATATCACTTTCATATGTAATTACCAGAGAACTCTTAATGTAATCTGCCTCATAATTATTATTGCAATCTTCGTTGTATTTCATTTCCGGGTCATGCTTAGCCTGTAATAAAATTAAACCAATCATTCCAACAATCATTAATAAACAAATTAACTCTTCCATATATTTATCACTCCCATTATTATATTACTATAATAATATATACTTAAAATAACTGAATAAACTATTAATAGAGATATATAGGATTATCCTATATATCTCTATATTTATTAATTATTTATCTTCTTCAACGTTAATATCAATACAATAGTAATCTCTATGAAGTTTTTCATATTCGAATTCTTTTTCAAGTAATTCTTCAAATTCTTCATTTGTACCAACAAAACATACATCTTCACTATATTTCTTACGAATCTTTTCTTTTAATACTTCATCTTCATACTGAGATCTAGTACCAATAAAATAAGCAGTATCAGTTTCAAAAGATTCTAATGTATCAGTATAAATAGGAATCTCATATTCTCCCAAGAATTTAATTCTGATACCCATAGCTTTAAAATATGCTTGAAGAATTTCTACATTTCTATTAGTAAAATTACCACTCTTCTTAAAATCTTTAAGAGTTTTAATTGTACTAGCTAATTGTTTACCGATATCTCTTCTACCAATTACACTAGATCTATAATATAGATGTAACTTGGCAACAGTTTCAGGGTCAACACCGATAAGTGAGTTTATATTTTCTTGATCCATTATATATTCATATAGAATGATTAATTCTATACTGTTAACTTAATAACTACTATATATTATCTATATAGATTAGACTATATCTTCATTCTTTTTATAAGAAGCTCTCCATTAAAATTATATTTATAATTTTTATAGTCGTTGAACCTTACTTACTAAAATAAGTCTTGGCTGCTGATTGTCCTATAAGGATTTTCCAGCAATTAAGAGAGTTTTACATCGGTTCTCGATCAAGCCGATGCGTATCGGTGTGCTAGAATACAGATCTTGATGAACTTTATTCTTATAACTCTTATCAGGAATACCTCTTCTATTAAGAGAACCTGTAGATCTTGCAGAGAAACCTTTCTTAGAAGATTGCTTCAGTTTAATCATATAAAGATCACTAACAATCAAAGGTTTCATAATCTTAATCTTTCTACCCCATTTATTAATATAAACATCAACAGGTTTAATAAAATCATAATCTTTATAAATATCTCTAATGATATCAAATAATGCTTCTTTTTCTTCCCAGAAAGGACGCATATGAATATAAATACCATTCTTAAAGATATCTTCAAAGAATTCTTTCTTTTCTTTAGTCTTTAAATTTTTATAATAAATCTTTAATACTTTCTCTTCATCTTCATTGAATCGTTTAATAATATCAAAGAATAATGTTTCTTTTTCTTTTAGTGTAGTATAAGTTTTTAATTTATCTACAACTCGATTACAGATAAAATTAATGCTAAGCTCGTATATCTGCATAGGGTTGAGTCTGTTGATTACACCCAAACTATTTAAAATCACTTCTACCTTTTCCCCATTTTCAAGATATGGCATTTGATCATCTGGTAAAATTTTACTTACGACACCCTTATTACCCTGTCGTCCAGAAATCTTTTGTCCAATAGTAAGAGGTGAATCTCTTTCAACAAGAAATTCAATAACAATATTACTAAATACAGAGGATTCTTCTCTCCATTTAGTATTTTCATCTAATATATCTTTTGCTTTCTTAAAATAATAAGCAATATCATTACTATACTTACTACCACTTTTAATAATCTCTTTACAAGTGTCATATACTTTTTGATAAAATTCATTTTGCATAATTAGATATTTTCTAATTTGATTATTAAAAGTATTATCAGGAATTTCATCCAATGTTTTATTTGAATAGATAACTATATCAACAATCTTACCATCAATATAATATAAGTTATCATTCATAAAATTAATCTTTCTAAGATTAGATTTCTTCAAATCATATAAAACCTGACTATTATGAATACGACGCTTTGCACAAAGAATTTTATCTTTTGTGTATTCACCAATATCAGGGAAAGTTTTATAATTAGAACTATCACCATAGATATTACAAAGTAAGTCATTGTCATTAAGACTAACTTTAACCTCTTCAATCTCTTTACTAACAAGTCTTTTAGCAAAGGATTCGGAACAAATGATAGCATCTTCAATCGTGTTATTATCTAATGCATACATAACTTTAACATTTGTACCATAACGATAGTTCATATCTTCATCATAAGATGTTGATCTATAAAGAACTTCTCCTTTATCAATTTCATCACCAACATCTTTATTATCCATTACTTCAGTATTATATCCATATCCAAACTTTTCTGTTAGATTTTCTACAACACTTTTTGTAATTACATCATATTTATCATGTTTCTTATCATAAATAAACATCAAATAAAGATGATTATCTAATCCTTCTGTTGTAAATCTAGGAATTTTTGCATATACTTCATAATTATGCTTTGCTTCATAATATCCTGTAGATAATTTACCAACGCTATTTTCATAGTTAGTAAATACTTTAGGAATATCAGGATTGACAAGATTAACAAACTGTCTAAGATGACTAGTAAACATTAGAGATCTACTAGAACTAATGTATCCTGGATTTGTAAGTAATGTCATACCAAACAAATCATCACAGAAACTATATTCTTTTTCTTTTTGCTCTAATGCTTCTTTAAGATTAAGTGTGCTCATTAGTTTTCTTTTCCTTCCTTTTATTAATAAAATACAGTATAGAGGTTTCTTATTTCCTCTATACTGTATATATTTCATTTTTTAGTTATGGATCACAGTAAAATCTCTAGGTTTAGAATGATTAACATACCATCTATCCAATTCTTTATACTGTTCTTCACTGATTTCCATAACAATAACTTTTTCAATATTAGTAAATTTCTTTAAACCTTTACAATTGTCTTTAACATATTTTTCAAGTTCTTTTCTATTAGAATATTCGATTTTTTCATCTTTAATCCAGATAAGCATTCTTTCATGTTTCTTATTAAGAATAACTAAAATCTCATAATAGAACTTGGTCTTAATATCCACAATTGTTTCTCCTTCACATATATAATATATAATTTAATTATTTTTCAACAGATGAAAGAAGTTTCTCTAATTCAGGAGTAACTGCTTCCATCAGAGTATTTTTAACTTTATCATTAGTATTAAATTCTTCTCTAAATTTTCTAGAATCAAATTTAACATCTTTATTAATTTTAAAATATTTATATGGATTACGACCATCAACCATACCATTATCGGTTGCAAACTGGAATAAAGTCAAAATAGGATCAAATCCATGAGTTTGATTATATACTAAATTGCAGAATTGATTTGCTTTATTACTTCTAGATTTAACTAACATTGCTTTGACTAAGAACCCATCGAATCCATCGTCTTCTTCTTTAAACTTAGAAGAAGATACAAATTTAATGAGAGTGTTTGCATAATATATAGGTGCAACACCTCCCGGTAAGCTTTCATCTTGTCCAAGGTACATTATTTGATTCTGTGTCTTAGCGAAGGGATTAATTTCAATCTTTTGGTTAATATGATTGATTGCAAATACAGTAATATTATAAGTTTTGATAATAGGCATTAATCTACTATAAAACTGTTTTAACTGCTTTGCAGCTTTCATTGCATCAGTCTGACCCTTCATTTCTTCTTCACCTTCAGTTTCCTTAGAAGCTAAAGTAGGAATAGAGTCAATAATAATAACTGTAGGTACATATGCTCTGATAGGTCGATTAAATTCATCTACATTACCAGTATCATACATAAAAGATTCTTTATCATTTTCTTTAGCATTAGCAATACTAATGATAGAATCAAATATATCTTCAATATAATTCTTTTCTTGTCGAAGAATAAATTTCTTATCTAATTCTTCTTGTGTAGCTCCAGTAATATTTTTAATTCGTGTATAATTTAGAGCTTGTTCCAAATCATAACACATAATAAAAGCATCTTCATTGAAATTTTTAACCATATTAAATGCTGTTTGAATAGTCCAGGTTGTTTTTGCAACACCTGATTTACCGATAATAGTTACAAACGTTCCGCCAGTCAAACCAATAGCAGAATATGATCCAACTAATTTTTCATCAAGGTCCATAACTCTTACTTTATATCCATTTAAATAATCAAAAGGAGCAAATCCTGTAGGATAATTTACTGAAACCTGAGAAGGTGTAAATAAACCCTTCTTATCTTTTTCTCTAAGTTTATCCAATAATCTGTTTCCCATTATTAGTTCTCCTTCATACACTTAATTCTGAAAAATAGATAGTAAATCTATTTTCTTTTATTACGATCTCTCTTGAATATCGAAAACCATTTTCTGATATTAATGTCATAAATTTATTCATTATAACATTAAAATTTTTCATATCTAGGTCTTCTATTGATAAATCAAATATAAATGAAACTTCTCCATTTAAAGCAGCTTTTTCAGCTAGAAAAATCATTCTTTTATACTCTGAATGTACAATATAATTGATTCTTTCCTCCTTATCAATATTCTTATAAATTTTGTAAATTCTAGTAGCATCATTTTCTTTATGCTTAAGTTTAAATAAATCAATCATTTATATTGACCTCCAGATAATAATATATACTTTAAAAAAGTATTGCTTATTTATTTGTTAATAACTTAATAAAAAGTGAAAAAGTATCAGATATGAGCAATTATACTCATATCTGATACAATGTATATAAAACAGCACATTCTCAAGACTAACGGCTGTGCTGTGTACTTAATATAAAAAATATTACTTACGCAGAATCTTACCGTTATTTAACAGAATGTTCAAGAATTTGAAATTGTTCTTAAGGATGTCGTATTCATTACCATAAACTTCATCATCAGAGCCAGTAAACTCATCACGGTTTACAAATAAGGTAGCAGCCTTATAACCAGACTCCTTCAGAGGATTAATAAATGCCATAATGTCATCAACATCATTATCAATGAATACCTTGATATTATGAGAATCAGGATACTTCAGAAGCTTTTTCATAACAGCTTCATCAGAATCACAAACAAAGATAACATTAGTAGGACGAGCAGGTCTAAATCTATTGACCTTAAATGTAGGCTTAGTAATAACAGCATCAGTCTGAACCATATCGGAAGTTACAAAATACTTACCACCCTTCTTCTCGAAAGTATAAGTAGTATCAGCAACAATGTTAGGATCATGTAATACCAGATCAAACTTCATAGCATCATCTTTATCAGATAAAGAAACAATCAGGAACAGCTCACCCTGAGCGATCAGATATGCCAGAATGGAATGATTACCGGTCATATTCTTGATAATCTTACCCTTCAGACCAATATTGATAAATAAAACGTCAGTATTAAACTTTTCAGACTTAGTAATAAAAGGCTTAAGATCCTTGCTCTTAAACTTAACAGCAGTCTTACCCTCATACAGAGTAGTGCAAGGAGTTTCTTCATTCATAGCCTTAGCATTGACAACTTCGGATGTATCGATATCGTTACTGATCAGAACGTCAAGATAACGAACCTTGCCATCAGCCAGTACGCGAGATGCAGTAATCTTAGAGGTCTTGTTATTAATAGTTGCACGGATCCAATTAGTTTTGCTTTCATTATAAATTGCTAACATTTCAAATTTCCTCCAATTAATTTTAAAAATTAAATTATTTAGTAGTATCTTGTTGAAATACTACGAATTACATAATTGTATATGAATTAATTATTAATTATTAGAAAAAAAAAAATAAAGGGAGAGGAAATTATTCCTCTCCCTTTATCAATAAAACATTTTAAAATATTTTATTACAGGAACTTTACCAAATTTTCTTTACCATTCTTAGTGAACTTAGCAATACGCTTAGCAGTCTTAGGATACTTCTCTGCATCAATATTATTCAGAGAAATACGACGTGCACTATCACGATTACGCTCAGAATCAGACTTGCGACGGTTGCAGTAATATTCAACCAGTTCGACAATGTGCTCCTTATCCTGCTTCTCAATTACATCAAGAGCAAAATTGGTAAGCATATTCCAAACTGCAGTCTGATTTTCATTAAAGTTCTTCATATACTCCTTCTTCTCAAGAAGTACATTAACTGCAACAACATCAATCAGCTTCTTACCAAACAGCTTCTGGAACAGACCCCTAATCTTCTTGGTGTCATCCAGATTCAGCTCCTTTTCACCGGCAAGAATATAAATCTTACGCAGCATCTTTGCAGTATAGAAACCAACTGCACGCTCATTGTTAACGCAAGACTTATCAGGAACAACAACTAACAGTTCCTTTACAATATCTTCATCAATACCAATATCCTTAGAAATCTTCTTAATCTTAGACTTTAGAACCTTATTAATGATATTAGTATATTCACCCAGAAGTTCTTCAGTCATAGCTTCATTCTTATAGCTCTTCTCGATGAAGCCATTGATAATCATAATAAAGCCGTAGTCAAGACCAGTCCAAGGCTCTTCTTTACCATTCTTAGCAACCTTCTTCAGTGCCTTAACAAACTTAGGGCTCAGCATCTTTTCATACAGTGCATTGATGGTTTCAGCATTCTTCATCTTAAAGCCATGCTTTACATAAAAATCAATCATTTCCTTCTGATTATCATCAATTGCATATGCCAGATCACTGACTTCCATCTTCTTAGGCTTCAAATTTTCAATAATGTGTTTCATTGTTTTTTGTCCTCCAAATATAATATTTAAATAAATTTATAATATAACAGCTAATGAAGTATTGTTAGCTATCATACTTACCAAAAAGTTCTTCGAGGCTAAATTCACTGCTCTGCTGCATATTATTAGATCTCAGGTCTTTAACCATGCTGACAGTGTCTGTATTGCCCAATACAGAAGATTCCTTAGTATGTGCAAGTTCTTCCAAACCAGATTCAATACGCTGAACCATCTTTGTTAATCTGTCATCAGGAACAGATAAACCAGCCAGAATAAGAATCATTCTATTAGTTTCATTATCAGAACTTGTCATATATACATGCTCAAATAATTCAATAGGAGTACCGACTAATTCTTGAATCTTAGAATAATTGGGATCGATAAGTTTATTAAGTTTAGTATTCAAATTCGTTACAATACCAATTTTCTTAACAATCTTATCACGATCAAGTTCGACGTTAGCAGACTTATTCTTAATAATATCGATCATAGCATCTTCAATAGATTTATTATCGAAATCTTTTTCTTTAATATTATCAAGAATATACACAGCCATACGTCCAGGAGTACCAACAATACTCAGAAGATCCTTATCATCAATAGAATTGAAAGGAGTGGAATAGAAATAGTCTCCTCTAAATACAGGAAGCATATCAACAATTTCATTGTTTACTTTCTGCATCATTTCAGGAGTTGTAAGATCAGTATACTTATTATTATCATATGCAATGTAACATACATTGGGCATATTATTATTTACTTCCTTAAGATAGTCAAGACTATTCTGCTGTGCAGCAAGAGACTCACCAATAGGAGGATAAACTTCAATAAGAATAAATCTCTTTTCAGGATATTTTCTTGAAAGAATATCACAAGTAATCGGAGCCATACCAGAACCGGTACCACCACCAATAGAAGAAATAATGAAAACAATATCATTTTCACTAATCATACTATTAAGTTTATCTTGCTGAAGCATAACAGATACATGCTTCTTAATAAAGTTTTTTGCTACATCTCTATTCTTTCCACTACCAAGAGAATCACCCAAAACAAACTTAGTAACATTTGTAATATTATCTAAATCTTTCTGAGAGCTATTGATTGCAATACCAGGAATCTGATACTGTTCCATTGCCAGATCAGTGATCTGACCACCACAATTACCAACTGTTGTGTTTATATTAGATCGTTACTCTAATACAACTTCTTTTAACTAGCTATTACGCATCAACCTATACGCTACATTATATTCAACTTTTAGATATACACATTAATATGATAATATCTCTTATGTTGATTATAACAATTCTTTGCAGCATTCTTATCTCGATGAATTTTCTTTCCACAATTATCGCATACTAAATATTCTTGACTTAAAGGTATTGGATCATTAATAAAACCGCATTTAGAGCAAGTTCTAGTGGTATTAGGTTCTGCTAAATAATATCCACATCGATATTTATTTGACATATCTTTTAATGTTTCAATAAAATAAGATATACCTCTACCTTCCATTACTCTATTAATAATTCTTTTTCCTTTACTATTAATATTTTCTTTAGAATCTTTAGTAATAATATAATTATGGAATTCATCTACAACTATAGTCTTAAATAAATTAGTTATCTTATAAGAATTCTGATGTCTCCAGTCTTTACGTATATTAACCTGTTTTCTATAAAGCTTATCTATTTTATTTTTAAGCTTATAATAGTTATTAGATCCATATACTTTTCCTGATAAGGCTATATTCATAACATTAATTCTGTTTTGAATATTTTTAATCTTCTTATCAGGAAACTTAACCTTGATATATTCTTTACCGTCATATATCATCGCTGGATTTCTTTCTCCTAAATCAATACCTGCAAGATTCATTCTATCATCTCTATATCTATAAGGATTTTTAAAATTAACCTCACACATGAGAATGATATAGAATTTACCATGATCATATAGAAAATGGATCTCTTTTACATCATACATATCAAATTCATAAGGATGATTCTTATTATTCCATGATAATTCATTATGATAAAAAGTTTTAATAATACCTTTTCTAAAACGAATAGTGATAGAATTATTAGTCATAGATTTAACTCTAGAACTCATTTTACCATAAGAAATATATGATCTAGCACTAAATCCGAAACTTCTATAATATTTATTAAATCGATGAAATCTAAATTGTTCAGAAATATCATCATATTTTTTATAATTATTATATGTATTTCGAATTGCTCTAGATATATCAACACGTACAACACTCTCAATACCTTCAGCATAATAATTTTTATTATACTTATCAGATATTTTTTCTTTCATCATGTGATATAATAATGTACTGCTAGGTAATTTAGGATTCTCTTTACGATAATCTAATATACATTCAATACCTAAGTTGTATAGTTGATGTCTATACCACATATTATCGAATAAATACTGTTTATCTTCTTCAGATAAATTAATTAGTTGACGTTTAAAAGTTCTATACATAAGATTTATCCTCCTTTCTTTATATAAATATTAAATAAATAATATATATTTGAAAAAGAAGATAAAACTATTAGCTAGTTAATACAGACGAAGTTCTCTATATTTCTATAGAGCACAGATCATATCATCATCTTTAAAATAAAGATGCTCTCTATTATCCCTTTACTTAAGGGTATGATCGTTGAACCTTACTCTTACAATAAGAGTCTTGGCTGCTGATTGTCCAATCCTAAAGATTTTTACACTTTGGTACTTTAGGCTCTAAGGAGTTTCCAGCAATTAAGAGAGTTTGCTATACATATCACTATGTATAGGGCCTATATTATTAAGCCAAGAGTACAAATTTTAATCATTATTATTTCTCCTTCATTAATAAAAATATTTTCAAATAGTAAGTAATTAATTACTATTTCTTATTTAAATAATATATATTTAAATAATCTTTTGATTTTTAGATAGTAATATTAGCATTACTATTAATAGATTCTCTAATCAGAGTTTCAATTTCTTCATCAGTATAGTTGGTATTATTCTTTTTCTTTACAGATTTAACAGTAGGGTCATCGATGTTTAAATCACCAAAGACACCAACCTCGGTAACAATATTGAATTCTTCTTTATTAGACATAAAATTTCATCCTTTCTTTTATTATTATGAAAATGTTATATACTATATTTATTTTCACTTTAAGAAAAAAGTGAACGTTAATATAATACTTATTAAGGAGGTATCATATAATATAATGATAAATATAGAAAGAACTATAGTATATATGATTGTACATGATTTACCCATGAGTCATAATACAATCGATATTTATTTAAAATATTTAAATGCAGTAACTAGATCAAATTCTACCAAATTTGATGATCATTGTAATATTATCAATAGTTTATCAGAAAAAGATTTTATTAAGTATATGACCTTCCTCAGTATTAATTCTAAGAATAAGGATGATTAGACATCCTTATTCTTTTTATTTTCTATGTTCCCGAATAGTAAAGTTCTAAGATTTAAATATATATTATTAATGTAAGAAAGGAGAAATATAATAATATATAAATCAAAAAAAAACAACTTAGAATTTTTACAGAAAGGAATTTAAAAATGTGTAAGAAATTAGATCTTTTAACTTATAAAAAAGGTCAAGTGTGGTTAATGAAAGATAGCTGGACTCATGATGAAAGAGACATGCAAATAACTATTGGAGATAGACCAGTTTTGGTTATTAATAATGTCAATGTTCGAGGAAAATTTGTTACGGTAATTCCATTCTCGGCATCTGAATCGCAAAAGAGTGGTGTATGTGTTAATTTAGAATTGAATAAATTATCAACTGCACTTGTACATGAAATTCGTCCAGTACCAGCATCATCATTAACGAATTTCTTAGGATGTTTAACCGAAAGAGTTATGGACGAAATTGATCTTGCTCTTAAAATTTATTTAGGTTTAGAAAACAACTTAGAAATGGAGGCTAAATATTTCAAATATAGTACAGATAAAATTATCTCTATTTCTGAAAAGACTTCTCCTCCAGAAACTATCAATAAACCTACTCCTAAGAAAGAAGACAGTATAACTACTGTATCCTCTGATAAAAAGCCGCGTTTAAATATTAATACTTTAAGCGATGATGATAAGAAATTTATTATCGATTCCGACATTCAACAAATCGCCAAAAAATTTAATATTGCTGTAAGTACAGCATATCGGTGGAAACGTATACTTAAAAATGAATCTGAAACTTCTAACAAAGATGAAATTGAAAATAAGGAACCTGAATCTAAACCTTTCAAAATTGTTAGTACAAATAAATATGGCACCAAAGTATACTCTAAATTTGCAGCTAAAAAACTTATCAATTTATCTTTGAACGATAAGAAGCTCTTTACTAAATTGGATAGCTGTAAACTATCTACCACTATGAATATTCCTTTACAGCAAATTTGCACCGCACAAGCACAATTTATGAATGAAATTTCCAAAAGAAAATGAATTAAATAAAGGGGTCATTACTGACCCCTTTATTTTTTTTATTATTTTTTTAAGTATATATTATAATTATAAGTTTAATATAAGGAGTGAATATACATTGAAATCTAAATTCAATACAGATAATAAACATACAATGTATTTTAATAAATTTGGAGAAGAAGTCCCCAGTGCTACTACAATATTAAAAATCTTGAATAAACCTCAATTAGTAAAATGGGCTAATTATTTAGGATTTAATCATCTCCATGTAGATTCTGTATTAAATGAAGCATCTACATTAGGAACTATAGTACATGATTTAATTAATAGTATTTTATTAAATCATTATATTATTTATATTAATGATGGTAGAGTACCCATAGATATTCTATGTTCCTATATTAATAGATTTAAGATATGGTTAAAAACCAATACAGTAATTCCTATATTATTAGAAAAATCTATTAGTTCAGATAAATTTGGTGGAACTTTAGATTTCTATGGAATAATTAATGATAAGTATACTATACTAGACTTCAAAACTTCGAAGAAAATACGCATCTCAATGTTTTTTCAGTTAGCTTTATATACTATACTATTGGAAGAGTTAGGATATAAAGTTGATCAAGTTGGAATATTATTAGTTAATCCTAAATATAAAGATGAGAAATATATTCAAAGAGATAAATTACAACCTTATATAGATTTCGTATCTAAATTGGTTGATATATTTCATTCGTATTATGAAATAAACAATGATGATAATTGGAAAGAACCAATAAATTAAACTAGGACGTGATTTTTAATGGAAAAATCAGTATATGTTGGAGCTATATTAGCAGACGTACATTTTGGTGCAATGCCTGCTGATAAGTTATATGATGAATTAGATAAGGGATTCTTAAAATATATTAAATCCTTAAAGTTATTACACTATATCGTAATTGCTGGAGATTTATTTGACAATAGATTAAATCTCAATTCAGCTCATACAAAATATATGTTCATGTTTCTTAAGAAACTTATGGAAATATGTATGAAGAAAAATTGTAAATTAAGAATTCTAAAAGGTACATTGAGTCATGACAATGACCAATTAAATGTACTAAAATTCTTTTCTAATTTAAATATAGATTTTAAAATTATTGAAACTGTGACAGAAGAAGATTTATTTCCGGATTTTAAAGTGTTATATATTCCTGAAGAATATATTGATACAGAAGATTATTATAATGAATATTTTAATAAAACATATGATATGATTTATGGTCATGGAATGTTTTCTGAAGTTGCTTTTGTTGGTAAAACTCAAGCATCTGAAGTTACTATGAAAAAAGCACCAGTATTTAAAAGTGATGATATTTTAAATATTACTAAATCTGCAGCATTTTTCGGTCATATCCATAAATCTCAATGTATTAAAGATAGAATTTATTATGTTGGTTCATATAGTCGTTGGGTGTATGGTGAAGAAGAACCTAAAGGATTTATGATATGTGCCTATACACCAGAAACTTCAAAATATGAAGTTGAATTTATTGAAAATAAGAACGCTCCTATATATAATACCATGGTTATTGATTATAATAGTGCATTTTATAGAGATGATCAAAATCAACAAATGGATTATATTATTAGAATGGTTGAGAATTTAAATGTTGATAGAATACGAATTATTTTTAATATTCCTGAAACTTATGAGAATCCAATTTTATTAACTAATTTAATTAATGACATATTCTCTAAATATAAACATATAAAAGTAGTTATTAATAATAATAGTAAAGAAAATAAAAAGAAAAAAGAAATGGAAGATAAAATCAAATTATTATTATCAAAATATGATTTTATTTTTGATAAAACTACTCCACCGGAAGAAAAATTAACAAGATTTATCAAACTTAAATATAATAAAGATATAAGTATTGATGACATGAGAAATTATTTATATCAAAAGATTAATTTTAAGTAAATATCGTTTATAAACATTTTTATAATATAAATGAAAGGAGTTTATATATTATGGCAACTAATACTGTAGCAAAAATTGCTGTTTCTTTTAAACTTGCTAATGGTCGAATTGTTACCTTACGTGAAGGTGACATTGTTAAGGGTTTAACATACAGAAATGGTACTGATACCAATACTGTAGATGGTGCAATTCGAGTTATTAACGCAAATGCTAAAAATAGCACCCCTGCACATATGTGTTTACCTGAGCCTTATATTTCTAATTTATTAAATATCACTTCTATTGTAGTTGACATGTCTGAGGAATTTGATGCTGAATTACAGCAGATTTCTATCGGTTCTATTGTCGATATTGCAGAAATTCAGGCTAATGAAGGTGCTATCAAGATTGGTGCTGATTCTCATTATACTCAGTTAGCTGATGTTATTAATGAAGCAGAAGATGGTGCTGTTATTGAATTACTGGCTGGTACTTATGAAGCTGATTTAAATATTAATAAATCTATTAAGATTATCAGTGAAAATGGTGCTATCATTAAGGGTGATATCAAGATCAATGGTCAGCCTGCTACTAGAGCTGTAGAAACTGAAAAAGTTTGTGTTGTGTTGGATGGTTTATTCTTAACTGGTAATTCTAAAATTAATGTTAATAATGTATCTGAATTTACCATGGAAAATTGTGTCTATACCGATCATAATTTTGAATCTAAGACTAGTCCTATTATTATTAATAATGAGGGTACTCCTGTAAAGGTTCATATTGATAATAACGTTTTCGGTAAAGAGAATCAAAATTGTTATAATATTATTGAAATTGCTGGTTCTTTAAAGAATGGTTCCTCTTTCAATGATAACCGTTTTGAAAAGGGTTGCTGTACTCATAATCAGTTATCTCTGTATAGAGTTGAAGATAATGCAATTATTGAAATTAATGGTAACTACTGTGTTGAATCTAAAAATATGGTTCGTTTCGGTTTTAAGGATGAACCTAATAATGTTGTTATTGAAATGAACGATAACACTTATGTTGAGACTGATGCTGATCCTGAATGGCAAGGTTTATTCATAGTACAACCTTACGGTGCTGATACTAAGTCCTTTGCAGGTATTACTATTGAGGTAAATAATACTTCTAAACCTGCTGGTCAGTTATGTTATTTATATGATGGTGGTAAAGAAATGATCTTTAATGATACTAATAAGCCTACTATTATTATTGATGGTAAGAATCATTTACCTGTTATCGCTACCCCGTCTATTTAAAATATTTATTTTAATGGTATGAGGTCATATGACCTCATACCATTTTTATTTTAAGAGGAGAAATAATATGATCAAATATGATGTGAAAAATTATGAAGCATTTTTCAGTTCTATTACTATGGAAATTCCTGTATATATGGAAAAATTTATAGGAAATATTCCTATTCCTGATTTATATGGATGTATTTATCCATTTTTTCAAAATGGTACTATTAAAATCGCATTAATTACTATTGATGAAAATTCCCATATAAAACCTAAAGAATTTAAACAAATGATTATTAGTCGTAAACTAACTAGGGATACTATGACAAAAATATTTAATTTGAGTGATGCCTTAAATATTTATAATTTATTTAAAGATAAATATAATTTATTTGTTTTAGATAATACTTATAATATTGAAAATAATAATTGATTATACAATTATTTAAATAGATAAAATGTCTGTATATGGAATTCCATATACAGACATTGATTTTTCAGTATAAGAGGGGAGATCATTATATAATGTTATTTAAAACAAATCAAAAAGAAAAATATATTGATCAGACTAAAAAAATTCCTATTAAATTTGATTTAAGCATGTTAAACATGTTTATTGGTTATTTATTTAAAAAATCTGTTCAGATTACAAGAAAATCCTTAATGAACATGAAACGTTTATTTGATGTCATTGATGAGTCTATTTATGAAAATAATGATGCTATGGAAGCTCGTATTGAATTTATTAATAAAGCTTTGGATGCTAAATTAGTTAAAGGATTTGAATTAGATGAAGTTATAATTAATTATTGTAAGTCTGATACTTATGATAAAGAAAATCAGGATATTATAAATAATATTCAATTATATACACGAATTAATTATGAAGAGATTAAATATATTAATAAGTGTATTGAAGATAGATTACAGTATTATTATCTTTATTATTATAAAGATGCTATATATGAAACAATTGAAAGATTAGATAGTGGTGATTATAAGTCTTTCTATGAAATTAATAATAAACTAACTTCTATTTGTACAGAGTTAATTAATAGAGTTAGAAATAGTAAAAGCTTGGATACTGTTGAACAGTTTTCATTATCTGATGAAAACTTTGAAACTAATATGATGGATATTGTTACTAAGTTACAGAATCCTTCTAGAGTTATTAAAACAGGTATTCAGAAATTAAATGAAATTCTTTCTCCAGGATTCTTAAGTAGTAGACTTTATATCTTTGTAGGTCTAGCCGGTGGCTGGAAATCAGGTATGCTTCTTAAAGTTATCAGAGACACCAAATTGTATAATAATGATATACAGGTTAAGAAACCTGGTAAACAACCATGTGCATTATTAATCACTATGGAGAATGAAGTTATTGAGACTGTTGAAAGATTATTCAATATGTCTTTAGACGGAAATATTAGAAATTATACACCTAAACAGGTTATAAAGATGATTAAAGAAACCAAAGAATTTACTATTGGTACAGATAATGGTATTGATGTTGTTATTAGATATTATCCTAATAGAGCAATTAATACAGAAGATTTATATACAATTATTGATGATTTATCTGATGATGGTAAAGAAGTTATTATGCTTTCATTAGATTATATTAAAAGAATTCGTCCTACTGAAAAAGGTAGAGATGAGAAAGAAGAACTTAAAAATATTTCTAATGAATTAAAATCTTTGGCTATTCATTATGATATTCCTGTTGTTACAGCTCATCAGTTAAATAGAGCAGCTGCAGCTACTGTTGATGCTGCATTACAAGCAAATAAAGAAGATTTAGCAAAGTTCCTTGGTAGAGCTAATATAGGATCTAGTTGGGAGCTCGTAGAAAATGCAGACGTATTGATTATCCTTAATGTAGAAAAGAAAAGACAAACTGGACAGCAATATTTAACCTTCAAACGTGTTAAGATTAGATATAAAGATATGAGTGATTTAACTTATTTTAATCATCCATTTAATCCTAATAATAAAATGCAATTATTAGATGATATTTATTTAGATCATTCATTATCTGAAGATAGTCTTGTGGCTGATTTTGATGCTGTTGATTTAGGTGCTAAAAAAGGTAAGAGAAATGCTGTAGAAAGAGAAACAATTAATACTGATGAAGATTTATTTATGTTTGGTAAATCTTTAGGAACTAAGACTTAATCTTAAAGGAGAATATTTATGGGCGTTTATAATACTATTGGAAATCGATATTGTCATACTGACTGTTCATTTAGTGATGGTATGGTGTATACATCTAATCCTGCAAAATGTAAATGTGAAATTACTGGTGAATATCATTATTTCGGTGATGAATGTAATATAACTAAAGAACAACGATTAAATTATGAAAATCGTATAAGACCAATTAATAATGAAATATATGCTGATAAAGAAAAAGATATTAAAGCAGGTTCTATTACAGTAAAAGGATTTGATTCATTAGTTAATGCTTTAAAAGTATTACTTGATAATCATTATAAAATTTTAATTAAAAAGGATGGTTTTAATAAATATAATGAATCAACTCTTCTTACTATAGAATATTACACAGAACATAAAGAACCTGATAAAGTTGTACAAGAAGCATATCATGATTATCTTGTAAATAAAGCTTTAACTAATTCTCAGAATAAAAGTAATAAAACAGACAGTGTAACACTTAATGATATTACTAGAATTGCAACTATTCCACATACTGAAATTAATAATATTGATTTAAGTATATCTGGAAGTGTTACTGATGATGCAGTTATGGGTAGTACTATCACAAATTCACCTAAAATTTCTGATAAAATAACCTATACTGAAGGATGATTGATTATGATATGTAATGTAGTTCATTGTAATTGTAGAAATTCTATGGGATATTGTATGTATACTGCATGTATACATCCTGAAATAAAAGATCAATATGATAAATTCGGTGGATACAGTAATACTACAAATGCAACACAATATACATTAAAACCTGAATTATTATACTCAAATCAAACTATTATTACAAATAAGGGGAAATATTAAATGGCAACTTTAACTATTAATATTGATGTATCTGATGAAGATTTTAAGAAACTTTGTGTAGATAATATCAATGAATTACCTAAAGAACAAATGCAAGAAATACTTCTTAAAGCTGTAGAAGTTGCATTGATTAGGGATAAACAACATCCGATTTATGACTCTAGTAGTTGTATTTTAGTAACACAAATAAGGGATATAGACGGTTATTCATATAAATATGAACCTACTGAATTATTAAAATCTGCAATGCAGAATATCGATACTGAGAAATATTTTAAACCTATTGCAGATGAAATTGCCCAGTATATTAAAGATAACTATAGAACACTGATTCAAGAATATATGGTTAGTTCATTTATGAAATTATTATTCACTGACAATAATAAATATAAGTTAGAAGAAGATATGATTAGACATATTAATTCTAGATTAGGTAATAGATAATTTTTATAGAGATATATGGGAAATCCATATATCTCTATATTTTTTATTAAAATAAACAAAACGATAATCAAAACATAATTTAATCAATAAAGTAAAGGATGTTATGTGTAATGCAAATAGTTAAAAGTTATTTAACTAAAAATCCATGTTATAAAGAAAAACGTACAATTAGTATTAAAGGATTAATGCTTCATTCAGTTGGTTGTCCTCAACCTTCTGCAGAGGTATTTATTAAGAATTGGGACCATCCCTAACCATACTAGTGCTTGCGTTCATGCCTTTATAGACGCAAATAATGGAAATGTGTATCAATGCTTACCTTGGAATCATAGAGGTTGGCATTCAGGTGGTTCATCTAATAATACACATATAGGAGTAGAAATATGTGAACCTAATTGTATAAAATATACTAAAGGTTCATCGTTTACATGTTCTGATAAAGATAAAGCTAAACGAATGGTTATCAGAACTTATAATTCTGCTGTTGAATTATTTGCTAAATTATGTAAAGATTATAAATTAAATCCTTTAGGAAAAGATGTAATTCTTTCTCATAGTGAAGGATATAAAAAAGGTCTAGCATCAAATCACGGAGATCCAGAACATCTATGGAAACAATTAGGTTTACCATATACTATGGATACATTTAGAAATGACGTTAAAAATAAAATGACAGGTGGTAATACAGTGACTAGTGATAGTATCTATAAAGTTCAAGTTGGTGCTTATTCATCAAAGATTAATGCAGAATCTTTATTGAAAAAATTACATGAAGCTGGATTTACTGATGCATTTATTGTACATGGAAATACATCTATAAAATCTACCAGAATTGAAGCTGGTGATAAAGTCAAGGTTATAAATCCTACTGATTATTATGGTAAAAAATTTACATTACATTATGATACATATGATGTAATTAGTATAACAGGAGATAGAGTTGTTATAGGGGTTGGTAAATATATTACTGCTGCTATTAAACCAGAAAACCTTGAAAAAATATATTAATAAAAGAGAATATGTGGAATTCCACATATTCTCTTATTTCTTATTCTTTTTTCTTTTACCTTTACCATGGGTTAAATTATATTTTTTCTTTATATACTCAATCTTTTGTTCTTGAGTCATATTAGCTTTCATAATATTGTGTTCTATTGCTGATGCTAATAATTTATTAGTTACAGATAAGGACATTAGATTCCCACACTTTCATTATTTTTTAATATATTCTCTTTTTCATTAATTAATATTTCATTTAATACGTTAAAAATATTATTACCAAACACTTTTATTTTTTTACGATTAAATTCAGCAATACTATTAAAATTATTAATCTTTAATAATAATCCCCATAATTCAGTAGTTCCATAAATATCATTACAGAACATCTTAGGTTGAAATCTATATTTCATATATTCTTTATCTGTTAATTCTAATGAAATAATACCATTTTGTATATAATCATAATATTTATTAGCCAATGATGTACTATTGACGATTAAAACATTATCTTCAGAATCAACAAGAGATTTTAAGAATAACTTATTATATGAAATATTTAATTGATCTTCATATTCAGATAAAGATTGCATAGTTGTATAATTATTTATACCTGCTTTCAAATTATATCACCAATCTTTCTATATTAAATTGAGTCTATAACGATCATATTCCTATAATTATTATTTACACATGAGCATATTAATCCTAAGCCATTAGGAATATTACCGTGTTCATCAATTATATTAGTTGATAAGTTACATTGAGATGAACGTTTTACTGAAATATAATCCTTAACCCGTATACTATTATCAATACTAGGTTTACAATTAGGAGAATTAACTAAAATATTTCTATTAAATGTTTCTATCATAGGAGAAGTTACATCAGTCATTAATTTAGGAATTTTTATATTTAAATAATTATTATTATAATATTGAGTACCTTGTAATACACAGTATTCATTTAAATTTATATCCATATCTGAAGTATTTACAGCCATAATATTCATACTCCCTTTTACTTTATTACACAAATGTTTTTTTGAATATTTATTATAATTTCTCAATTAACATTTGGGTAATATTAATAAGAGTAGGTGAAATATATGGAATTTACCAATGAACAAGAAGAAGCTATACGGCGAGCAAAAAAATGGTGGAAAAAACAAGATAAGCAAGTATTCGAGATTTCTGGTTGCGCCGGCTCGGGAAAGTCTACAATTGTATACTATCTCATAGATGAATTAGGATTAGATCATTCTGATGTTTTATTTGTGGCATATGTTGGTAAAGCCGCATTAGTTTTATCTCAAAAAGGAAATAATGCTAAAACAATTCATAGTGCAATATATGATGCTGTTGAAGTTCCTAAATATGATGAAAATGGTAATCCTATATTAGTTAATAATAGAATTGTTATGATTACAGAATTTATGAAAAAAGCTAGATTATATGGTGATATTAAATTAATAGTAGTTGATGAAGCAGGCATGGTCCCTGAAAAATTAGCATTAGATTTATTATCATTTGATATCCCTATAATTGCATTAGGAGATAATAATCAGTTGGATCCTGTATTTGGTGAAAGATTTTTCTTAGTTAAACCAGATGCTACATTAACTAAACCAATGAGACAAGCATTAGATTCTCCTATTATTTATTTAGCACAAAGAGCTATGCATGGTAAACCTATTAAAATAGGTAAATATGGAAATAACTGTTATGTAATTGATAAATCTATGATTACAGATAATATGTTAATTAAATCTGATGTTGTTATTTGTGGAAGAAATAAAACTAGAGCAGAATTAAATAATCATATACGTCATGATATATTAAAGATTGATACTGAATTTCCTAAAATAGGGGAAAAGTTAATGTGTACACAAAATAATTGGAATAGATGTATTAGTAATGATATTTATTTAATAAATGGTATGACTGGTTTTGTTAAAGATGTATATTTAGATACTTATAATGGTAGAAGTTTAACAATAGATTTTCAGCCAGATTTTATAAAAGATGATTATTTTAAAAAAGTAAAAATAGATTATGCTAATTTAATAGCTAAACCAGAAGATAGAACTGGTAAAAGAAGTTTCTATGATAAATTTGAGTATGGTTATGCGGCAACAACTCATAAAGTTCAAGGTAGTGAATTTGATAAAGTATTTATTTATAATGAACCTTATGGTACTGCTGATTTCAGATGTAAGGTATTATATACTGCAATAACAAGAGCAAAGAAATTTTTAATAATAGCTTTATAAAATAGAGATAACGGAATATTCCGTTATCTCTATTATTTTTAATTTTGATTAGGTATAACTATTTTAATAACATCACCAGCTGATCCAGCTTGAAGAGCAATACCACTTATAGCTGTATTAATTCTATATGTTGTCACATTGGTATCAGGTAATACGTATACAAATTCACCAACTGATATTATAGTATTTTGTGACACTACACGTTCTACTATTGTACCATTAATTAAATTGGTATAGTCATTTATAGTTGATTGAGCAGAACCAATAATTTTTTTACCATTACTATATGCTATTTTATTTAATGTAACATCATTTGGTGTTATATTTCCATCACTAGTGAAAATTGATAAGAATTCCGTAGATGAAGCTGCTTCTAATTTATTACCAACAGAGTCTATTGAAACTTTACCAGGTCTAATATCAATATTTTTAATATTGATATTAGATAAACCTCTATCGATAACAACGTTGGTCATATATTCTTTAGTATTTATATGTAAAGGCATCTTAATTTCACCTTCCTATATTATGATATTGAAGGGGTAATAACTTCAATTATTTCACCAGAAGATCCAGATGTATTTGCAATACCAGTAATTGATCCTACCCCTGTTGATTTATTTACAACATATTTACTCTTAGTTATCGATCCATCAAATGCAGAAGTGATCTGTCCACCAAGTTGTAATAGCCGAGCACATCCGTGTAGAGGTATACTTATTGTATTATTAAATATAATAAGTGCTACATGATCAGATATCTGTATTACATTTAGATAATTAGGATCACTAGCTGGATGCGACCATATTATCGATGTATTGATTGTATTTATAGGATTAGTAATAATATACATATAATTTATTGCAGTTGATGTAGGACTGAGACCCATCACAAATGCTCTATTTGTAGATATTTTAATACCAGTTATTAAATTCATAGTTCCATCACAAATTTTAGTAGCATTTGGCAATAATATTGCCCGTTCTCTATTATAGTAAATAAGACGTGCATATGTATTATTATCAGATTTATTTGTAAATAATAATAAAAATTTAGTATTTGACATTTTTATTAGATTTATAGTATCAGTATTATTAATAAATACTTGACTTGTGCCTATATTAATATTATCATTGATTATTGATAAATCACAAATTTTTCCAGTTAAATTATCAATATATGCAAATAAAACTTTTGTATCTGAAATATTAACAGATTTAATATCTATTGCAGAACCCGAAGTTTCAATTAAGATTGTATTGCCGAAGGTTACTAATCTATTATATATATCTATATTTGCAACTAATGAATATATTTTTTTAGATGATATATATGAGATGATACATTTATTATTAGTTAATTTAGTAACATTAATTTTTGTAGTTATATCATTATAAAATACAAAAGGATTTGATATAGATATATTTGTAAAAGTATCATCAATATAAATTAATCTACATTCATTAGTTATCTGAAATCCATTATGACCTAAATATGCTACTAAAATGTAATTATTTGTTAATTGTACTGCATGTATATTGGTTGTTTCTGAATCATTAAAAATTGTATTCTGACTAGATATAGTTGTAACACCGTTAACTGTAATAAATTTAGTAATACCACGATTATTGATTCCTCCATCACTATATATTAATAATGCTTTAGAATCATTTAATCGAATAATATTTGAATAATTTGAAGCTCCAGTACTGTATGAATTAATAGAACTATTGCCTGTGTTATGACGTATAAACCCATCTGAAACACTATCAACTGATACAAAATCACCTGCGTTAATATTTACATTATCCGCAACAGGATATGTATCAATTACACTATTTGTCATAAGAGTTCCTGCAATACTTCTCGGTGTAGTACCAACTAGTCTTTTTCCATTAGCATATCCAATCTTACCAGCAGTAATATCAGAAGCAGATGCAGTAGCATCAGATGTTAATTCAGTTAATACTTCATTAACATCCATAGTACCAGTAATTTCTTGATAATTGCCATTTATAGTTTTTTTACCAGCAACGATATCCTCAGGACCAGCAGTAATAAAAGAGGTATCAACCTTAGTTTTCACATGAATTTTTCCAATTTTGGTTTTACCCTTATATAAATATCTCATATGGATTTTACTCCCTTCTATATAAAGTTTTTTATATAAATGTTTTCACAAGCTATTAATAATGGTATTTTATATTTAAATTCTTTATAAAACAAATTAGTAATTGAATTAATTATAAAGGAGTGTTATATTATGACTGGTGCAGAATTTAAGAAATTAATTAATTATTATGGTGAAGAAAATATTCTTGGTATTGGATTCGATAATTCTGGTGCTATCACTTTTGGTAAGGGTGAATTCTCTTTAGCAAATGTATATGTTGAAGACTTAGAATCTATTCAAGATATTGCATTTGATTCTAAAGGTAATCCTTTCCATGTAATTAGAAATGTATCTAATGTACAATGTATTATTGTTAGAGATAGTGGTATTCCTACTGAAGCATATGACCGTATTTCTATTAGACCTTAAAAAATCAAAATAAATTATAATTATATATTATTTAAGTATCAACAGATAAATAATTAAATTTATTTGCTGATAAATTTATATTAAACTTTTATTTTAGGAGGACAAAAATTTTATGAGCAAGTTTGACAAGGATCAGTTTGGATTCGAGGAAAAGAAGGACAAGAAGAAGAATAAAGAACACAAGAATAAGTGTGATTATGATATTCTGACTCTGCAGGATATTAGAGCTGAAAGAGAAAAGCTTGAGCGTAAGTGGAACGAAGTTAAGATTCCTTGCTCTCATACTAACTCTAATGGTAAGCTGAAGGTTGACTTCATTTCTAATAATAGAGTTCGTTGTAAGAAGTGTGGTGAAGAATTTAGTTTCGATGTTGTTTCTAAGAAGGACTATGAAAGAGCTATCGAAACTATTGGTAACATGGTTAATCAGATTAAGGCAATGTCTGACAATCCTGAAAAGGAAAAGTCTATCATGGTTCAGCTTGGTAAGTTGCTGTATAATCTGAATGAAATGCCTACTCTGTATGAACGTGTTGTCAACAAGTATGGTAAGAATGACAAGAAAAAGAAGAAGCACAATCGTAACGATGATTTCGGTAGTTTCGGTATTAATAGTGTTGAGTTTATTCCTTCCAACGGAAAGAGAAATAAGTATTAATCAATATTAATAATTAATTAATTACCGGTAATTAATTAGTATTTATAGATACGGATAATATCACATAAGGTATTATCCGTATCTATTTTTTTAACAAATTATTTACTATGTCCCTATAAGTACTGGGGTATATTACAAAATAATTAAACCCTAAACATAACTATGAAAGGGTGATCAATTATGATTGAAGAAACAAAAAAATTTATAGATGATAAAATAGAGCATATAGTCAGTGATATTGAGAAAGTCCAAGTGAAACCGAATATGTATATTGCACAAACGGGTTCTATGGGTGCTCTTCATCTTTGTAAAGAATTAATCAATAACGCTATTGATGAATGTATTAATAAAAATTCACCTGCTAATAATATAGATATATTTTTAGATGAGGGTGAAAATGAAATAACTGTATCTGATAATGGTAGAGGTATTGATTTTAAAAATTTAATATTAGTATGTACTACATTACAATCAGGATCTAAATTTACTCGTGAAGGTTCTGGTGCTAATAGTGCAGGCGAGAACGGCGTAGGCCTAACTTGTTGCAATGCCTTGTCTAACAGATTTGAAATTATATCTTATAGATATGGTGAAAAATCTAAAGTAAGTTTTAGTGAAGGTAAATTGATTGAACCTCAATCTACTACTAAAATTAAAAATAAAGATAAACATGGTACAACTTTTATTATCCAACCTTCCAGATTATATATGGGTAAAGATTGTGATATTAATTCTGATGATTTAATTAATTGGGTTGAAAAGATTGTATACCTTATCCCATCTGATATTAAAATCAATCTTAGTATTAAGAAAAAAGGAAAAGAATCACTTGTCAATAAAAAGTATTCTAATAAGAATGGTTTATACGACTTAGTTAAGAAGTTATGTACACGACCTCTTTTAGATCCAATAACTTTTATTGAAACCATGAAAGTTAAAGAAACTATTCATGATAGAGTAATCGATAGATTTATTGGACTTGAAGTGGCGTTTACTTATAATTCTTCTAGTGTAGAATTTGAAAGTGAATCTTTCTGTAATTTCGTTAATACTGTAGATCAGGGTACACATGTTGATGCTGTCAAAACTGCCATATTGCAGTTTTTAACTAAGAAAACAAAAGATTCTTTATCTGAAAGAGAATCTAATAAAATAGATATTATATTTACTGATGCTTCACAAGGATTATTCTTAGCTGTTAATTTAAGCACAGATATGAATCCTCAGTTTACAGGTCAGACTAAATCAAAACTTGGTAGTAATGAGTTCTTTAAACCTTTAAGAGAAATGACTTATAAATCTCTTAATGAATACTTCGGTAAAAATCCTAAAGAGTTAAAGAAGCTTATTGATAGGGTTAAGACAAATGCTAAAGCAAGAATAGAATCTACTAAGGTCAGAAATTCAGTTATTAGAGGAGAAACTAATAGCTTTGAAGAACACTTAATGGAAAATTTTATTCCTGCAAATAATAGAGGTAAGAATGAATATCGAGAACTCCTTATTATTGAGGGTAAGAGTGCTCGTGGCTCTGTGAATTCGGCTAGATTCGATAGAGACACTCAGGCAGTTTTCAGTATTAGAGGTGTTCCTCTTAATTCATTTGGGCTAAATATTGACAAAGTGTTATTAAATGCTGAATTTAATAATCTTATTAAAATTCTTGGATGTAACTGTGGTCATAAATTCGATATGTCTAAATTAAGATATGATAAGATCATAATTATGGCTGACGCAGACTCTGACGGATTTAATATTACATCATTATTATCAGCATTCTTTATGACACATCTTCCTGAGATTGTTAAAGACGGTAGATTATATAAGGCTGTAACTCCTTTATATAAAATTAAGAGTAAATATAAAGAATTTGTTCTTAATAAAAAAGAATTTGTAGAAATCTTTGAAAGACAAGTTAGAGATAATCTTAGTGTAAAAATGCCAGGAACTAATAGATTTTATACAGATAAAGAATTACAAGAACTTCTTATGATTAATAAGAATTATCTTGAAGAATTAATTCGTTTATCTAATAGAATCGTTATTAATCCTAATATATTAGAATATATTTTGATTCATCGTACAGAGAAAGATTTTTATAAAAAATTTAAAAAGATTTTCCCTGAATTAGGTATTGATGAAGACAATGTATTAACTGGTATTTATGAAGGAAGATATCAAATTCTTATTATGGATAAAATTTTCGATAAGAGAGTAAAAGAATTAGAAGATTTTATCCATACTGAAAATAAAACTATGTATTTAGATGTCTATGAAAAGACTAAGGATGGAGTTATTGATAAAGGTATAATGAGTCTTGGTAATTTCTTATCGATGGCTCAGAAATATCAACCTGTTATTAAAACTCGTTATAAGGGAATCGGTGAATTACCTGCTGCAGATTTAAGAGATCAATCTCTTGACCCTAGAAATAGAATTCTTATTAGATTATCTATTTCTGATATGGAAAGAGATTTAGAGAAATTTAATATTTTACATGGTGATGATTCTTCTGAAAGAAGATTATTAATGGAACACTTCAAGATTGATAGAGAAGATCTTGATAATTAATAGGAGGAAATAATATGTTTGATTTTGGTGAAGCTTTGAAAGCAGTAAAGTCTGGTAAGAAAGTTGCTAGACAGGGTTGGAACGGAAAAGGTATGTTTGTTGTTTATCAAAAGGGATATCCTCAGGGAATCCCTTGCAACAAACAGACTGCTGAAGCATGGGGTTTAAATGAAGGTGATCTTTTCAAATGTGATCCTTATCTTCAGATCAGTACAACGGATGGTTCTCATGCCATGTGGGCTCCCTCTACTAGAGATTGTCTTGCAGAAGACTGGTATATTGTAGAAGTATAATATAGGAGCTATATTATAATGAAAGAATTAAAAGCAAAGCAACGTTTACAAGAAGATAAACAGGAATTTATAGATATGCTGGGAATGTTACGTGGAGATGCTATTTATGAAGCAGGATTAACCATTGCAGTTCATTCTAAAGTATATAATATGATTTATAATGGTGAGATTAATCAAGAAGGATTATATGAATTAATTTTAAATTATGAAAGTCCTATTGTTAATATTATCACTGGTGACTATATAATTACTAATCATACAGACTTTAATGATTTAAAATATTTTGTAAATCGTAAAATTAAATTATTGATTGAAGAGAATGTGAAATTTATTAATAATACAAAATAAGTATTATCTATAATTTTAATTATATATTATAATTATAGTAATAATATAAAATGAAAGGACAATGAAAACTATGAGCAATAATGAGCGTATTAAGTTATTTACCGACAGTGATCTGGATGGTATTAGTTGTGGTATTCTCGCAACTGTAATCTTTGGGGATAATGTAGATATTACATACTGTACTCCTAAAGATGTTGATACCCAGATCAATGAGTTTATTAAAAGTGATGAATACTTGAAGTTTAATAAAGTATTTATTACTGATTTGGTAATCAAAGAAGCTACCGGTAAGCTTATTGATGAAGTTAATAAGTATAAATTTAGAATGTTAGACCATCATAGATCTAATTACGTAAATAGTAAATATGAATGGGCGATTGTACGTGAGTCTTACGGTAATCGTAAAACTTGTGGTGCAGAACTGTTCTGGTTGCATTTAAAGGATTATTATTTCAACTGGGACGATGAAACAAACTTCGAAAAAGAAAAAGTAATTAATGGATATATTGAATATGTACGTCTTTGGGATACCTGGGATTGGACCAAGAATGGTGAAGACGGTATTTATGCTAAGAATTTAAATACTATTTTCGGCATTTTCGGAACTAAAAGGTTTAGTAAAATCATTACTCATCGATTGGATGCATTTAGTTATGAATATATTAGTCCTGGTGAATGTGAAATTATTGAACTTGAAGAGAATAGAAAAAAGCGTTACATTAATCAAAAGATGAGTAACGTAAAAATTCTGAATCTTGGTGCATACAATATTGCTTATGTATTTGCAGAAAATTATATCTCTGAGCTTGGTAATTATATTGCTAAGAATGTAAAAGATATTAAGTTTGCTGCAATTATTAACCCTGATACTTCAGTAGTTTCTTTGAGAGCTATTGAAGAAGCTAATGTTAATCTTGCTGAGATTGCAAAGACCTTTAGTCCTAAGGGTGGTGGACATCCTCTTAGTGCAGGTTTTGTATTCCCTGAAAGACTTTCTAAGTACATGGTAGAAGATATCTTTGGACTTAGAATGTGTGAGGAAGCACCTCCTGAAAAAGTTCAAATGTCTTCTGTATATGGTGAAATGAGAAATAAGTAATTAATCTATAAAAAGAAAGTGGTATTTATTTACCACTTTCTTTTTTTATAATTCTTTTTAAATATATATTATTAATATAGTCAATTAGAAAGATATTTCTAATTCAACAAAACTATATGTAAGTAATATATTTAATGAGGTGAATATTAAATATGAAGGAAAAAAATAAAAATAATAAAGTAAGTGTAGAAACTTATAGTTCTAATATAGAAACTGTTAATATTGCAGATGCATGTTCATCTTATATGCAAATTTTTGGTGCTAATACAAATCTTGTTCGACACATTCCAGTTGTCGTAGATGGTTTAAAACCTGGTGAAAGAAGAATTCTTTATACCATGTATAAGATGGGTTTAAAATATGATGGAGAAACCACAAAAGTTAAAAGTATTGTAGGTAATGTATTAAATTATCATCCTCACGGTGATTCTGCTGTAGAAGATACATTAGTAAAATTAGCTCAACCTTGGAATAATATTCAATGTACTATATATGGTTATGGTAACTTTGGTGATCCTGCAGGTGCTCCTGCTGCCGATGGTCGATATATTGAAGCTAAACTTACACATTATGCGTATAAATGTTTCTTCGAAGAATATAACGATAAAATTGTCAATACTAAATTAAATTATTTAGGAACTATGGTTGAGCCGGAATATTTACCTGCTAAATATCCTAATGTGATGATTAATAATACATTTGGAATTGGATTAAATTAACTAGTCCCTGTATATGTAATATATACAGAAAACTCTCTTAATTGCTGGAACATCCTATATGGATAATCAGCAGCCAAGCCTTATATTTTATAAATTATAAATGTCGAAAAAATATTAAATGAAAGGAGATGATATAAAAATGTTATATATTTTCATAAAATTACCTGAAGTATGGAAATATGTCACATACCCTACTGTTAAACCTAATACATATTTAATTAGTAATCATGGTAGAGTTTATAGTAAAAAGACAAAGAAAATACTAAAACCTGCAATAAAAACTCAAGTTAGAGATAATGGTCAAACTAGATCATATTTGCAAGTAGTATTAATAAAGTCTGATAAAGTTGATAAAAAGCGAAAATATGTTGATGTTAATATACATAGATTAGTTGCTTGGGAATTTGTTCCCAATCCTAACCCTGATGAATTTGATTTTGTACATCATCGTAATAATGATTCACTAGAAAATTATTATGAAAATCTAGAATGGAGTAATAATTACTTAAACCAAATGGATGCTGTTGAAAATGGTTATCATAGTAATGGTGGAGGTAACAAACTATATAGTGATGATTTTATTGATGAACTATGTCAAATGATATATGTATATAAATACAAAAATGATTATATAAAGTGTTATATTTTAGATAAATATATTGATCAAGATAACACTAGATTAACAGCTTTAATAACTCATTTAAGAAAAGGGGATCGACACCCTAATATTGTAAATAAATATAAGGAAGGTTCAACGACTATCGAAAAGGTATCATAAGAGAAATACTTATGAGAGTAACTGAGTAGAGTACATCTTAATTGTAAGATGGAAATGGAGAGCAACCTATATATGGTAACAGTATATAGGTTGATGATATAGTCTGTTCTCTATAGTAATATAGAGCTTTAAAATTTAAAGGGATAAGAATTACAAACTTATTTAAACATATAAGATGGTTTATCAACGTCGATATGTACGTATAACCTAAAGGAAGTTTTAGAAGCAACGATTGATTTAATTGAAAATCCTGATATTGATGTTGTCATGCTATATCCAGATTCATCTTCTGGTGCATATATCGTTGATGAGGGTCAATTCCCTGAGATTTGTAAAACTGGTAAAGGTAGATTTAAAATGAGAGGTGTTATTGAAATTGATGAAGATAATAATATCTTAAATATTAGATCTACTCCTTTAATGACTTCTTGGGAAAAATTAAAGAGACCTATCTTTGAATTATTAAATAATGGCAAATCTAATATGATGAGAGATTTCAAAGATATGACTGAATTTAATAATATGCATTATCAGATTTTTCTTAAGAAAGAAGTTGATCCATATACTGTTGTAAATATGATTTATAGCAAGACAAATATGGAAAAAACTTTTAATGTTAATTTTAAATTAATTGAAGATTATGCAGATAATGATTATAATATTAAATCTGTATTACAGACTTGGATCGATTTTAGAAGAGAGACCAAGCGTTGTATCTTCAATACTCAATTAATGACTGCTAAAGAAAGACAACATATTCTGGAAATTATGTTATTTATTCTTAATAAAGATAATGCTGAAAAGACTATGTCTATTATTAAGAAATCTGAAAATAGAAAAGAAATAATTTCTAGACTGATGAAGGAATATGGTATCACTTCTTTACAGGCTGAAACAATTTCTGATATGAGACTAAATGCTTTCAGTAAAGAAGCATATAAAAAGTATATTAAAGAAAAAGAAGAAATTGATAAGACTGTTGAAAAATTAAATAAGATTGTTCGTTCTGCTAAGAAAATCGATAAGATTATTATTGATGAATTAAAAGAAGGAATAAAATTATTTGGTGAAGAAAGACGCAGTAAAATTATTACTATAAATAATGAAGTAAAAGTTAAAGATAGTGGTCATTTAATTGTAATTACTAAGAATGGAATGATTAAGAAACTTCCTGATAATGTCAAGGACATTGGACTTATCGGAAAAGGAGATATTCCTATCGAAGTAATTAAATGTAGAAATACTAATGACTTATTATTATTTGAAGATAATGGTAAAATTAATAAGTTATCAGTATACAACGTACAGGGTTGTGTTCTTAATAGTGAAGGTCACTCATTGAAAGAATACTGTAGCAATCTAAGTGGTAATATTGTTACTGTAAAAGTTAAACCTACAGATGAAATTATTGAAAAAATTAAAGATCCTGTATATTTCTTAATGATTACTAAGAATGGTCTTATTAAGAAAACTTTAGCCTCTGCGTATACTAATATGAGAAATGAATTATTAGGATTAATTGTGAAAGATGATGATAGTTTAGTATGTGTAAAAACATTGCTTGGTGAATCTGAAATCTTAGTATATAACAATAATGGATTTGGAATTAGATTTAATTCTGAAGAAATTAGAGAAACTGGACGAATGAGTTCTGGCGTAAAAGCTATGAATTTAGATAATGGTGAAGAAATCATTGGTCTTGATATTATTAATCCTAAAGATAAATATCTCTTAGTAATTACTAATAATGGTGTTGTTAAGAAATCTCCTATTGATACATTTGTCAATAAAAAGAGAGCAAATGATCCTATGCGAATTATTACATTGAATGATGGTGATAGTATCTTTACAATTCAGACTATTAGAGGTAATGAAAAATTTAAATTATATTGTAAGAATAGTGTAGAAGTTATTGATACTGAGGAATTAGCAGAATTACCTAGATTAAGTAAAGGTAAAAGAATGATTAGTACAGGGAAAACTGGTATTCCTGTTAAACTTATTAAAATTTAATACTAAAGAGAGTATATGGAAATATCCATATACTCTCTTATTTTTTTTCGGGAACATACAAAAAAAAAGAAACCAATTAAGGTTTCTTTTTTATTTAAATCACATATTAATTATTCTGTCATCCCTAATAATCATATTATTACAATAATGCATATTATTACATATTTTAGTAAATCCTTCAATACTAGCATGGTCATAGACTTTAACATTTCCAGTAATTTCAGAACATCCTTTAATAGTAGCATTACCATACACTTGAGCATTACCATACACGGATGAACTATGCATAATCTCTGCATCATCAGAAACAATTGCACGATCATATACTGAAGCCATGTCTCTAATTCTTGCATGTCCAGATACACTACATTTTCCAAAAACGGATGCCATTTCTGTTACATTTACAAAACCAAATACTTTAGCATCACCAAAAACCCTAGCACTACCTTGAATGGTAGCATCACCAAATATTACTGAATGTCCAGCTACAGATGCATGATTATATACTTTAGCATTATTATGTACAGTAGCATAACCAAAAACTATAGAAGATCCAAAAATATGTGCATTACCATAAATCTTTGCTTTATCGAAAACATATGCATTATCGAACACTCTAGCATTTTCATACACACATGCTTCACTATCAATCCATGAATTATCAATTTGACAAAGATTATTTTCACTTTCTACAAATCCACCAAGATCACCAATTTTAACATTAAAGAAATTTTTCAATGATATAATTCTATGAAGAATATGACCATTGACTTCAATAATTTCATTTGTTAATTCATACTTTTTCATTTCTTTTTCCTTTCCGTTTTAATGAGTATCGTTCTCATATGATACTATAATAATATATATTTTATTTTCCATTTAATGTAAATTATTTTTTATTAATATATTAACAAATAAGTAAAAGATATTAATCCTGGTTAAAAATATCGATAAGAGCTTGGACGCATTGGTTGTAGTTTCTTGTTCATAAAAGCCTCCGTGTTGATTTTCTTTTTGTTGGGTATCAGTTTTTCCTTTTTTGTGTGTTTGCTAGGGGGATAACCGGTAAAACACCAGGTAATTTACCGGTTATCTTTTTTTTGATTATTATTAGTGAGTATATGGTTTTAGCCATATACTCACTTTATTTTTATAGTTCATGATTCCAAACAGCTTCAAATAATTCTCTAGGATCAATTCGACCTTTAAAAACTTTAATAATAATATAATTTTGTAACAAAGTAATCCATCGACCATTATTATCCTCATGATTAATATTTAATACTATATTATCTATATAATTTTCCATCTCAACAATATTATCAAGAAGTTCTTTCTTAACTTTAGAATCAAGATTAGGATTATTTAAATCTCTTTTTAATTTATTTAACTGAGACTGAATTCTTGTAGCATCATGAGGATGAGGATCTAAAATTATAGTTGAAAGTTGCATAGAAACTTTTAAGAAATCGTATCCGATATTTAATAAAGGAATTTTTGAAATATTTTCATTTATAGTTAAACCTTTTCTATGTTGAACTTTATAAGAAAAACTTGCTACTTCTTTTCCATAACCATATGACGTTGCAAATGAATCTGCAAATTTTTCATTAGCATAACCAAACACATTACTAGGATTTAGTAACTGTTGTACCAACAACACTGGAGTTATCTTTTTTAATGAAAAGCTTACTATGTTCAAAAATGTACTAATATCTGCTATTACCATTTGAATATCACTTAAAAATTTATTAAGTGTAGGATTCTGAGACACAAATCTATTCATTTCTTGATAAAATGACTGTAACAGTGGGGATGCACCAATAATTAAATTAATAAATGTACTATAAATAGAATTAACAGCATTAATATTAACACTATTAACATGCATTGTATTGAGATCATAATTAATAGAGCCGATGATTTGAATCTTAGATAACAACATAAATAATGAGGCATCAAAGCAATGTCCAATTTCATGTAATATAACAGCCATTAATTCCTTAGCATCCATATCTAAAGCATATACAAGACCCATATCAACATTGACATTTATAAATAGATCATCCACACTAGCAATTCTTTTATTATTTGGATCTTTTTTAAAATATGATAATGTGGATGGAAATGTAAATGCATTATAAGTAGGAGATATAATAGGTGCATAAAATGTAATAGAGGTTTTATAATTTTTAAAGAATTTAGTGAAAATATTTTCAATTTCCTCTAATTCTTTCATTTTGTTAATATCTACAGCCATCGAGGGATTTTCTTTTTGTAATTTAATCATATTAATAATTTTATCTAATCTTTTTTCAATTTCAATAAACTCTTTAGGTTTACCATAAAAAGCTTCAGTTAATATATTTAAATCTTGGCAATACTCAAGTAATAAACTCATAAAGGAATCATCCTTTCAGTAAAATATATTATAAAAATGTTTTTCATGATTTTATTACTGTAAAAACATATTTGTAATAATAATATAGGTGGTGAAATAAATTGGCGACCAATGTATTAGTTACAGAGTTATATCCTAAAGTTGAAAAAGGATTTTCTAATAAAGAGAATTTAAAGAAGTATGAACAACTTATTTCCAATTATATTGATAAAAATGGTGAAGTATTAAGTGCTATAGGACCTACTAAAATGGTATTATTTACTGAAAGGGAAACTCTTCCAGTATTTAATATTGCTGAGGTCACACCTGCTGAAGTAAAAGCTATTAAAAATAAATCTGAAGATATTAAATCTTCAGGTCAGATTTTAAATATCCCTTTTAATACTTTAATGGCTATGGTTATTAGATATTTTACTATAACTAAAAATGAAAAAATGACCAATTTAAGTATTTTATATTTAGGATTATCTATGTATCCTTCTATATATAGTAAATATTTTAAATTTGAGCCTAATGAAAATATTATGAACTACACTATCAATAATTTATCTAAGAGATTCAAATTAAAGAAAACAGGAAATCTTATGGTTACTATATCTGAAACTTGTGATGGTGCATATAAACTTCATAAAGATGGTATTGTAAAAGGACTGGATAAAGATATAGTCCAATTTATCTTAGCTGTTAAAACAAGATTCAATAATATGATTAAGAAGATTGCTATTGAATTTTATAAGAATCATAAAGAAGGCAATTATCTTAATACTGAATTAGAGATTAATGAAGAAGATCAATTTAGAGAAGCAGATTCTTCAACTTATTTAGTTAATAGATTGACAGAAAATGTTACATTAAAGTTAATCATTGAAGGGCCTCCGATTAAATTAATTAATGCTGCAGCTAAATCTAATCAGGTTTCAGTAAATGAATTAAGAAATCAAATCACTTCTATGGTTAATGATACTCATAAAGATGATATTAAAGTAGTTGTAGAATCTATTTTATTCTTATATCTTTTCAATAGTCAAAATAAAGCAGAAGAAATTAATAGTGATAAATTTTTAATTTATTGCTTAGATATATATAAAAGAAGTAATACTACAGATGAAAACATTATTAAGATAAAGAAAGTATTAGATGGTTGGTTAGATGAGTTAGGTATATATAAAAAGACTCAAAGATTAGCAACCATTAATAGTTTTAGAAAAGCTATGTATACATTCTTTGTTATGTCTATAATGTACTTTAACACTTAAGTAGGTGATAATATAATATGGCTATTAATTCTACTAAAAGAAAAGAAATGGAAAACTTAATTTATAAAGTATTTTCTACATTAGATCCTAGTGAAGTAAATACTAATAAATATAAAGCTATGTTTTCCAGTATGAATGATAATGAATTTGATAAATTCTTTAAGAATTTATTTGCTAATGAAGAATTATATCTAGTATTAGATATCGTTAACTATGAAAGAGATTTAACAATTGAAAATATTGAAGCTGCAGCTAAAGTATTGGATGTACCTTTAATGGAAAAGGTAGCAATGCCTTTTGTGAACGGTAATACTGATAATCCAGTATTAACTAAATATCCCGTCCCTATAGGTTACCTACACATTAAACGTATGCAGCAGATTCTTTCTAAAAAGAATACTACATCTACGGATATTTCTAGCAGATCTGCATTGACGGGTCAAGTTGTGAACAAAGATAAGAATGCTCGTGAATCTGATGCAGAAACATTCTCTCTGGTTACTCTTGGTGCAGAGAATTCTTTAAGAGAATTACTTGGTGGTAGAGCTGATGACATGACTATGAAAACTGAGATGTACTCTGAGATCTCTAAAAAGGGATATGTATCTTTAGATGAGTTAACTAATAATGCAGAAAATAAGACTACATTAAATACTGTTGATACTTATCTTTTAGGTTGTGGTATTAAATCTGACTTAGTTACTAAAACTCTTGCCCTTCCTAAAACTCTTAAAAAATAATTTTAATGGATATAAACGGATTAAAAATTCCGTTTATATCCATTTTTATTTGATTTCTCAATCTATTTTATCCTGTAAAACATTAATATAAAAATAATTCTTTTAGTAAAGGAGTGATTAATCTGTGAGTCTTAAATCGTTAAATTCAACTTTTATTTATAACCATTTGAATAGATCAAATGGTATAACTAATAACATTGCAAATCTCCTTAAGAATGGTAAAGTTATCACGATGAAAGAACTCGAAGAACCTTTAATGATTATTACTAAAAACTTTAAGTTTCCTTTTAAATTTAAAGTTTTAGAATCTATCAATAATGGTACTATTGAGATGAGATATGGTGTAGGTAGTAAATTACCTACAGCATTACCTTTTTTCTTAGTTAGTGATGCTGAAAAAGAAGTTATTGCTGTAGTATCTATTGATATTTATGGTGTGTATGATGAAGAAACTAATAGCGTAAGAATTGATCCTAAAAAATTATATTGTATGTTGGAAGCTGCTTATATAGCAAGATTAATTCATTTAAGACAGAGACAATTAGTTACTAGATCCGTTATTTTATCTGGTGGTTCTGAAATTTATTCAGCTATGTTTACTAAGGTATTAAATAAGAAATATTCTTTAAATATCGATAAGAGTAAAATGCATAAAGTTTTATTCTTAGCAAGTAAATTTTATATGATTAATGTCTTAGGATTACCTGATAGTGATATGGTATTTAATTATGCTATTAAAAACTGTCCTAATGGTAATATTTATTCCTTACAAGAAGTTAATGAATTAGTTCCTCCTGAAGCATTTGAAAATTTAGAAACTTTCATTAATGCTTTAAAACTTCCTGCATTAAATTTAGGCTTTAAAGATTTATCTGTTAGAGGTTATTTAGAAGCTTTCATTAATATGTATGAAGCAAGTAACTTATTATCATTAGAGTGTTTACCTTATTTCTTATATAATATTATTTCTGTAACCAATGGTGGTTATATAAATAATCAATATATATTAGAAAGTATCGTGGGTAATACTGGTAGTAAGATTTATAATGATTTATTAGTTTTAGATAAATAAGTATGGAAGGAAGTGCTACTTATTATGAGTGAGTATATTCGTACTGATTTAAAAATTAAACAACCTGATGGTAGCTTTTTAAAATATTCTCCCACTGTCACAATTGATAGTGTAGTTATGGATGATGGTAGTTTACTGTCTTCTAAATTTACCGAAAATGGTGATAAATATACTGGTACTGCAGCAAAAGCTGATTCTGTACCTTGGACAGGAATTACTAATAAACCTACAACTTTAGAAGAGTTTGGTATTACTGGTGCAGCATCAAGTGAACAACTTGAAGGTCATATTAATAATAAAGAAAATCCTCATAATGTGACCAAGGCACAATTAGGTTTAGAAAATGTTGATAACACTTCAGATATGGATAAACCCATCAGTACTGCAACACAAGAAGCTTTAAATGCTAGAGTGTTATCAACAGATGTTGTTGAAACTCCTGAACCTAATAAAATTTTAAAATTAGATAATGATGGTAAAATTGATATTAATGCAATTCCTCAGCATGTTGAATTTAAAACTTATACATTAGATGATATTTAATTAAAAGAAAATACTAATGTAAAAGGGGGTTAAAAATATGGCTGAAGAAATTACTTATACGACTGGTGAAGTTAATACTAAGGAATTAGTTAAAACTATGTCAACTATCATGAAAGCTAAACAGCCTGATGGTAGTTTTATTCCTGTATTTCCAATCATAACCGCAAACGAAGTTTATACAGATATTGATAATGGTATAAAATTATCTACATATTTACAAGATTTATCATCAATTTCAACATCTAGAAGTGTTGATACTTTAGATGATATGTTCGCTTTATCATCTTCTGATGTAAAATTAAACGAATGTATTAGAACTATTGATGAAGGTAGATATTTTATAGTTATTGATTTAGATAATTTAAATTCTCCTGCAGGTTATTTAGAAATTTTAACTACAAATATGATTGGTAAACCTAATGGTTTAGCTACATTAGATGAAAATGGTGAGCTTCCCATTAAGGTTCATCCTGCTGCAGAATTTATCACTTATTCAAGATGATTGATATATTCTTACGAAAGGAGTGAGAATTTTTAATGGCTTTTTCTACTAAAAATACAACTACTGAGTCTCTTAAGATTCATGTAATGACTGAAGATATTTATGAAGAAATTAATAGATCTGGTTCTATTAATGAAAATGAATTATATTTAGTTGAAGGGTCTATTGAAGAGGAACAACCTACTGGACCTATACCTCTTAAAGATGGTGGTACTGGTGTATCTGTTTCTAGTGTCTCTGAGCTTAGAACCGTATTAAGTGTTGCAGCTGCAGACCATACTTCTTATGATAAATCTTGTGGTGTTGGTAATGCATTAAAATTTGGTCACGTTAAATTAAGTGATGATTATGATTTAGATAGTGATGCAAGTGAAGGTATTGCAGCAACTCCTAGTGCTCTTAAACAGTTATACGAATTAATTAAAGAATTAATTGATAGTAAAGCTGATATTAATAGTACAGGTACTATTGCTTCTACTTTAATTGGCTATGCTGAAATAGCTGAATGGTCTGATGGTAATAAAGCTGCTGAAGATCGAATTGGTTATTTTGTAACATCTGATACAAGTAAAGCTAGTATAAATATTATTAAGGCTAATTCTACTTCTAATATTCGTGGTGTCACTGTAGAAAAACCTGGTTTCTCTACTGGTGCAGGTGAATATAAATTTGATACTGAAGGTAATTTATTAAATAAATATACCTATGTATTAAATTCTGGTATTGTAACTGTAATTGATAATGGTAAATGTGTTGTAGGTAAAACCTGTATGTCTAATGACACAGGTATTGCAATTCCTTCAACAAATGAAATGGGTTATCAAGTGATTTCTCGTGTAGATGAATCACATATTATTATTTATATTGAACCTCAAGCTAATATGATGGTTAAACTTAGAAATGATATGGACAATAAACAAGATTCACTCAATTGGACTACTATAGAGGATATTGATGCTATGATTGCTGGTACCTATGATCCTGAAACTATTGGTGGTACAATTGATGGTACTGATGATATGTTACTGTTCCTTGTACGTAATGAATAACGTGAGGTGATATAATGAAAATTCATAGATCTAGTCATAGTGGTACAGACATTGATATTGCTATTGAACGAGCTAAAAATGCTGTTGTTACAGTTAATGGATTAGGTCCTGATGCTCATGGTAATATCGATATTGCTGAAGTCGGTACTATGATCGTTGAAACTTTACCTAATAAAGGTGAAGCAGGTATTGACTATTTATTAAGGTCTTCTGGTGGTTATGTATTATATAAATGGATTGATAATGACTGGAAATCAATTTCTGGTTCTCAACCTTATATCGGTACTAATTTACCTCCAGTTAAAGATGCTAATGAATTAACTGATTATTATATTAAACATGAAGGAAAAAATTATTATACTCATTACCGTTTTATTAATAATGAATTCGAGCCTATTAGTAGCGGTGGTGGTACCGGCGGAGGCGGTGGTTCTGGAGATGGCTCTAGTAGCATTGTTCTTACCGTTAATGGTGAAACAAGTATTGTTGTTTCTCCTTCTGAAAAATTTGTTATTTCTGTAAATTATATGTGTAAAGATGCTAATGGTAATGATATTCCTGGTACATATACTTGGAAATTAGGTAATACTATTATTGAAAATGGATCATTAGTCAGTGGTCGTAATGATTTCCCTAATTTACATGAAAAGATCAGTGGTACTGGTACTAAATATTTACAATTAATCGCAACTAACTATTTTGGTGAACAGTCTACCCCCCTTATCTTCTCAGTTAATGTTGTTGATTTAGGATTAGAATGTGATTTTAATGATACTGATGTATGTGATGTGGGTGAAGAAATTACTTTCTTGTATAGACCTATTGGTACTATTGAAAAAACTATTCACATTAAACTTGATGGTGAAATGGTTCTTGAGGAGGTTATTCCTAAGAATATTTCAGGTTCCAATAGACCGTTCATAATTCCTCCCCAAACACATGGTGCACATTTAGTTGAATGCTGGTTAACTGCCACTATTGGTGCTAAAACTGTTACATCTGATCATGTTTATAGAGATATTATTTGTTTTGATAAAGATTCTGATATTCCTATTATCGGCTGTATATATAGAAGTGATTATAGAGGTACTATACGTATTGACCAATATACTCCTGAGACTATTCCTTATGTTGTATATTCCAATTACAATGGCGATACACAATCCAATGTTAATATCACTATTGATGGTGTTACTAATCCTAAGACTTTAACTAAAGTTACGGATGAAATTATTCATCCTGCTAGTGAGTATGGTATTAGTAATATTACCATTTCTTGTGGTAAAGCAAAGCCTGTTAATATTGTACTGGATATTCAAAAAGTTGATATCAATATCGAACCTGTTGTTGGTAGTTTAGCATTTGATTTTAACCCTGTTGGATATTCCAATAGTTCTCAGAATAGATTGTGGAAATATTCTAAAAATAATAATATTAAGTTATCTGTCTCTGAAGACTTTGACTGGTATAATGGCGGTTATGTATTAGATGAAAACGGAGATGCATGTTTCTGTGTAAAAGCTGGTACTAGAGCTACTATTAGCTATAATTTATTTAGTTCTGATAATGATCCTGCTAAATATGGTGCATCTTTTAAATGTATCTTCAAAACTACCAATGTTAAACAGGCTAAAGCACAGTTCTTGAATTGTATATCTCCTGATAAAGGTATTGGTCTTGAGATGAATGTTCACGAAGCATATATTAGAAATAGTGTTAGTGAATTATATATTCCTTATAGCGAAGAAGATATTATTGAATTTGATTATACTATTGATAGTATTAGTACTGCTAATAGTAAGGGATATTCAGTTGTAATGAGTTATGAGGATGGTGTTCCTCTGAGACCTATGCAATATAATAAAGAAGCAACATTCTATCAAACAGCCATCGGTACTGTTCCTATTACTATTGGTTCTGATGATTGTGATACTTATATTTATAGAATGAAGGCATACACAACTGCATTGGATACAGATGATGTATTGAGTAATTTTATTCTTGATGCGCGAACTTCTTCTGAAATGCTTGCTAGATATAATAGAAATCAGATTCGTGATTCAGAAACTAAGCTTATCACACCTGATTCTGTATATAATGCATGTCCGGATCTTAAAATTGTCATGATTGACTGTAGATCTAGATTTACAACCGATAAGGATAAGCCTGAAAAATGTGATATTCAAATTAGACATAAGAATGGTAGAAAAGTTGAAGATAACTGGTCTGCTATCAATTGTTATCATACTGGTCAGGGTACTTCTTCTAACTCTTATGGTTATTCTGGTAGAAACATTGATATTGCATTCTGTTTTGATGGTGTGTATGAAATGAAAAAGACTACTTTCGAAGCAGATTATATTACAGAATTAACTATGGGTGATGGTACTGTCATTAGTGATGGTACGGGTAAAGTTACTCTTACTGAAAATTCTATTCCTAATGCATACTTTAATATTAAAGTTAATATTGCCAGCTCTGAGAATGCTAATAATGCATTATTAGCTAAGAGATTTAATGATTATCTTCCTTATCAGAGCGTTGCAAATAAAAATAATCCTAAAGTTAAAAATACTATGGAATTTGTTAACTGTGTTGTTTTCATCAGAGAAAATGATCCTGATGTTAATGTGCATAGTGAATTCAAGGATAATGAATGGCATTTTTACGCACTCGGAAACCTCGGTGATTCTAAGAATACTGATGATACTCGTGTAGATGATCCTGATGATATTAATGAGTTCGTCGTAGAAATTGCTGACTGGGATAGACCTAATTCTTGTTTTGATACTGGCATTTATACTGATAATAGTCAGGATCCTTCTAAAATGATTTATCCTATTTCTAAGAGTCAGTGGAATATCAGTAACCCTAAATATAGTGATTTATATAATAACTGGTTTGATAAAGCTAAGGATAATGCTAATGGTAAAAAAGGTACTTTTGATTTTAGATATACTCATCCTGATGCTGATGATGATCAGATTGCTAAAAATATTGCAGTATGGAACGATTTCTATAAATGGGTAATTACTTCTACAGATAAAGAATTTGTAAATGAATTTAATCATTGGTTTGTTGAAGATTCTGCTTTATATTACTATTTATTTACCGAAAGATTTACCATGGCTGATAACCGTGCAAAAAATACTTTCTGGCATTATTCTAGAGTATATAGTGTACCTCAATTTACTGGTGACAATGGATATAGATTCGAATTCTGGGATTATGATAACGATACTTCATTAGGTATTAATAACTCCGGCGAATTAACTATGCCTTATGGTATGGAAGATATTGATATCCTTGATAGTGGTGAATATGTTTTCAGAGCTGCTTATAGTGTATTTTTCCGTAGAATTCGTGAATTAATGCATAATAAACTTACTGAAGTTTATAATAAAGTTAATAATAAAATGTGGGATTCACATGATTCTATTACTGAGTTTGATAACTGGCAAAATCAGTTCCCCGAATCACTTTGGATTGCGGATATGAAAAGAAAGTATTGGAGAACCTTTACTGGTGAATCTTATGATAATAGTATTCCTGGTGCAGCCGATGAACAATATTTAATTAAGAGATATAATGGTAGAAAGAAATATCATCGTAGACAATTTGAACGTAATCATGATATTTATATTGCTAGTAAATATATCTCTAGTAAAGTTATTTCTGATCAGATTTATATAAGATGTGCAGAAAAAACTGCTGAATCTAGCATAGCACCTGATTATACGTTAAGCTTAGTTCCTTATCAAGATATGTATTTAACTGTTGCACGCGGTGATTCTACTGAACAGAAAAGAGCTAAAGCTGGACAAACCTATATTTTTGAAACGGATAGTGCAACTGCTGATATTATCAAAATTTATGCTTCTTCTAAGATTCAGGCAATTAATGACTTATCTAAATTCTATCTTCGTGAAGCTAACTTCCCGAATGCAAAGAAATTAAAAATTTTAATTATTGGTAGTGATGCTGATGGATATATACAAAAAACATTAAATGCTGTTAACTTAGGTGATAATCCTATTCTTGAAAAATTAGATATTACCAATTGTGCTGGTTTAGAGCAGTCTCCTGCAATTTATGGATGTAAAGAACTTCGTGAATTCTATGCAGAAGGTACAAATATTAAATCTGTGAGTTTTGCACCTAATGGTAAAATTCAAACTGCATATTTACCTGATAGTATTAATGCTATTTCTATGGAAAACTTATCATATTTAACGAATCTAAGATTCTCTTTTGATAATGTCAACCGTTTAACTATTAAGGATTCTAACATTGATACTTTAGATATTACCAATGATACTATTGATACTTTAACTGAATTAACGTTAAGTGGTATCGATTGGTTGCTTCCTGATACTCAATTATTAAATCAATTATTACCGAGATCTTATGGTGGTAAACTTGATATTAGTAGCTTAGCTGGTACAGTTACTGTTACTGGTGCTATTAGAAATCAGGAATTATTAAAATATGCTGAAGCATGGCCTGATCTTACAGTTAAATATAATGTAAACAATATCGTTCCTCAGTACTTAATTACTTATGTCAATGCTGATAAGGATAAGACTGTATTATGGACTGAGTATGTTGATATTGGTATGACTCCTCCTGATCCTTATGGTGACGGTAAAATTGAAGAGCCTATATTAGAAAGCGATGAACAGTATAATTATAGCTTTAGTGGATGGGATGATATCAGTATCCCCGTTTCTAGTGATAGAACTGTAATTGCTGTATATGACCCCTCTATTCGTATGTATACTGTTAATTGGTATGCTAATTTAGGTGAAGCACCATTAGATTCTACTACTGTTGAGTATGGTAAAACTGCTACTTTTAGTAAAACTTTACCTACAGTCGGTAATGATGTCCACTTATATAAAGTATTTATGGGATGGGACAAATCTACAGGTTTCATTCGTGGTGATACTGATGTATATGCTGTATGGGATTCTAAAACTATTCCTACTCCTGGTACTAGTTTGAGTGCAATGAGTCCTGCTGAAATTTATGCAGTATTTAAATCTGGTAGAGCTAGTGAATTTGTTAATAATAAAGATTACACAGATATTACTTTAAGTCGTGATTATGAATTTGGAAACATTGCTTCTGAAGTAATTGCTACCGATGAATATTTTGATGGTAAACGTGCATTAGTTACTGAACATAGATTATTCGGTTCTTATGAAAAATCATTCACTTTAGCAATCGATCTTAGATTTATGGATGGTGCCACTAATGCAACCATTTTATCCTGTTTTGAAAATAATAATAATAATGGTTTCCGTATTAGATTAAATGGTAATGCGCTCAATGTACAATGGGGTACTGAAACCTTCTCTGTAAGTTTTAAAAATTATAGAGATATGATTGTATTACGTCATAAAAAGGGTGAAAGACAGTTATATGCATATACTTCTACTGCTTATAATGCATCGTCTACTTCACTTAGTAAATATTTTAACTTAGATAGTGCATATGGTAGTAGTAAACCTAGAAGAAAGGTTTTAACTTCTTCTTCTGATATTACAACTGAGTCACCATTAACATTAGGTGGTGTATACTATGCAGACGGTACAACTTCACAGTATGGTACTGGTATGGTATACTGGTGTAAGATTTGGTTTGATGATCTTGGTAATGATCTCTGTGAAGAGCTTGCTTCTTGGCATCATGAAACACTTCGTATGGAATACTATGGAGCTGGTTTATACAACTATGCAGGAACTGGTAGCTTATCTATTGCATCGTTTGCTGCAAATAATCTTCTTGAAGATAGAGGTATAAAGATGTTAACTAGTACTGCTGATGTAAGCTGGAAAGCATCTCATGTCAGAGCATTTATGAATGATAGATTATATAATGCACTACCTACTGTATGGAAATCTTTAATAAGACAGGTTACAATTGATTCTACACCTAACTCAACTTCGGCAGAATCTAGTTATACAGATGATTATCTCTATATTCCTAGTAGATCTGAAGTAAATGGTGACATTCCGTTTATGGAAAGTAATAATGCACGTGTAAAACTTAGTAAATATATTATTCCTAAAACATCTTCTGATTATACTGGAACTACTGATCCTCAGACGGATAGTGATATTACTGTTAATATTGGTGATATTTGGACTACTGGTGGATCAAGCTATATGTTAATAAGTAAAGAAGATATTACTAGATATGGATTAACTGTGAAATCTGGCTCATCAGTAACGAATTTAGGTGGTTGGGTTTTAGCTAATAAATACTGGACTCGTACCCCTGATGCATATTCTGGTAGCACTTATTTCTCCATCGTTAATTTTGATGGTAGTATTACTTCTAGTAGTTATACTAACCAAGATACTAGAATCTGTCTTTGTTTCTCAATCTAATTATTAATATAATCTCACCATGTTAGATTTTTTTAACATGGTGAGATTTTTATAAAAAGGAAGTGAAAACAAATGAGATATTATAAAATAATTAAAGATAATGATACTTTTATTACTGTTATTACTGAAAAAGATTTTAGAAAATATCAAAAAGCAAATAATATTCTATTAGTATGTGATTCTAAAAATGCAGAATATGTCAGATTTGGAAATATCTTATATAGAGATAAATCTTGGATGCCTCCTGTTGTAAAAAATGATAAATATAAATATGAAGAGGCTGATATCATCAATATCACTGAAGAAGAGTATAATGCTTTATTGAGTGCTATTAAACGTAATGAAGAAATTAAAGTTATCACTGATGAAGAAATTGTCGAAGAAGTTAAAGAAGATATTGTTGAAGAAGAGAAAGATATTACAGTCGATTATGTCAAAAATGTTAAAATTTTAGACATGAGTATCGAATGTAATAAAACTATCACTGATGGTTTTGATATTACTTTAAGTGATGGTAATTTATACCATTTCTCTTTATCTATGGAAGATCAAATCAATCTTTTAAATATCAATAATACTATTAATACTTCTAATGATAAAATTATTTATCATGCTGATGGTGAACGTTGTAGATATTTCTCCAGAGAAGATATGAAAATGATTATTGATAAGGCTTTAAAATTTAAGACTTATCATACTACATATTTCAATGGATTAAAATCTTATATTCAATCATTGAATGATATTATTGTAATTAATAATATCACATATGGTATTAAACTGCCTGATAAATTTACTCATGTGTTTTTGACAGAATACGAACAAAACAACAGATAAATTTATCTATAACTAAATCGAACTATATTATAATAGATTTTTGAATGATTTAGTTACTACAAAGGTGGTGAGTTTAAATAAATGGCAACTACTGTAAAGAGTAATTCTCTCAAAATTAACATAATGCCTGAGGAAGTTTACTCACATCATGTTATCAATGATTTAATAAATGATAATGAATTATATTTAGTTGAAGATAATACTTTATTATTAACTGATGAGGGTACTGTTGTATCACAATTTGCTGACTACTCAGAAGTTGCTGAATGGCCTGATGGTAATCCTGAAAATGAAGATCGAATTGGTTATTTTGTATCTGTATCAACATGTGCAACTGGTATTAGTATGGTAAAAGCAACGTCCATATCGGATATTCGTGGTGTAACCATGTTAAATCCTGGTTTTGCTGCTAATGCTAGTAGAGATAAATTTGGTGATGACGGTAGATTATTACCTAAATTCGATTATGTTGCATTCGCAGGATTTGTTCCTGTAATTGATAAAGGTAGATGTAGTGTACAATCTAGATGTGTGTCTGATGATGATGGTACTGCAATCCCTTCACCTAATGATATGGGTTATCAGGTTATGGAACGTATTGATGCTGATCATGTTTTGATAATGGTTGAACCGCAAGCTGACATGATGGTTAGAATACGTTCAGATATGACTGATATTCAAGAACAATTAATTAATAAACAGGATA